TACCCATGAAGTTTTCTCTGTATCTTGGACCTGAGATACAAGCCATCTCGAAGAACATGGGGATTTTGGTTTTTTGAATCATCTTGTTAAAGCAGAACTCAGCATGTGACTTTCTCTTTTTGAAGAATGATATTTGGGTTTCTCCCCATGCATACTTGGATGGGATTTTATTCTCACTGAAGTGGAACCCTGTCTTCTTTGTTGTAACTTCGATGTTCAACACACGAGAATATTCTTTGGTTGACCAATTGTATTTGTCAGTTTCCCCAACTGATACAATACGAACTTTCACATCACCGAAACCATTCCATGTATCTTGGAAAGTTAATGAGTTGGTCTTCTGTAAGAACTTCTTAACTAACTTGGTTGAGTATTTATCAGCTGTGATTTTCATGGTGGGTGTGGTGTTTTATTGTTCTACAAATATACGGCGATTATCTTTACCACACAAGAAAAATCTTATCTTTTTTTTCTTTAAAGCAGGGTGGAGTACACACTCCAAGCATTCTATTATGTGCCAGCCCTTTATCCCCTCATCGTTATAAGGTACGTAATACAAAGTTACGGTAAAAATAATTAATAAAAAAATAGGATACTAACTTTATTCGCCGTATCTTTGTGTTGGTGCTTTTTTATATAAAAAAAAATATATAAGGCACCAAGCTAAGTTACGGCAAAAATATCAAACCCCCAAATAAACTTATTAACAAAATGTTTCCCTCATTAATAAGGTAAACATTTATTTGGTGGGGGAGAATATTATTCGTATCTTTGTATGAATGAAAAAGGTATACACATTTAATGATATAGAATTTAAACCCCACGCAGCAGTGAAGGGTGGAGTTCAAGGTAAACTTATTCTCCCCAACAACATTACTGTATCTGTGGTAGGTGGTCCACAACTATATGGTGATGGTGTAGATACCTTTGAAGTGGCAGCATGGTACACCGACTCAAGTGATTGGATTAAACTATCTGACTACGATGATGTGAAAAGTTATGTAGAGAAGGATGAGATTGACTTCATACTATTTGAACTATCTAAAAAGTAATTAACATATTGGGAGGGGGGAGTTGTTGATAAATATTCATAACTCCCCCCCATATACGGGGTACTCCCCCTATACCCCTGACACCCCCCTCCCGTATCCCCCCTTATATAGGTCATTTTGTCAGTCAAAAGGGGGGTACAATACCGTCGATAAAATTTTGGGAAATTTTTTATGGAAAAGGGACCCCCTTCCTCATGAAGGGTGGTAAAAGTAAAAATAAATTTTTGAAAAATTTTTGGGAATTTGGGTTTTTTATTTTATCTTTGTAAAAAAATATATATGGAACCTGAAGAAGACATAATGAGTATTTTAGGAGATAATGGTTTGTTAACTACTGTAAGAGAATATGGTGGTTATACTGTAACTAATGGAGGAGTGAGTGTTAACTCATATAGTGATGGATACGATACCCCCAACGGAAAGGGGGAAATGTTTTTTCCTGAATTATTGTTTAAGATTATTAAGAAGAACTTACCAGGTATCTCTTCAATTGAGATTGATAGTTACAGAAACAATTTTACATATAGCCATATAGATTTTGAACCTATTCCAAGGTATCTTGTTAAATTGATTATTAAGTTTCATTGGGATGCTAAGGACGTATACACCCCTGAGAAGTTAAATGAAAGTATTAACACATCTTTTTCTATGATGCATACCGACATTGATTTCATTAAGTTTGAAGTTAAACGAATCAGTATTGAGAAACGTGATTATGAGAGTGAGTTCTTCAGTATGTTTATGAAAAAATAATTTTTTTCCGTTGTTTCAATCCCCCCTACCCCCTTTTTTTGTATCTTTGTATATTATGACTAATCAGATTATTGATATTTACATAAAAAACTTTTTAACATATTACCATAAGGGTTGGTATTGGGTTATTAATCCTATGAATTATGAATGGGTTGTCAGTGTGGGTAAGACGGGATATACATTTTATAACAATCAGTTTTGGTCCACATTTAAATCGATTTATCCTTTAGGCGATTCAACTGATAACATTAAGGGTTGGGTTGTTTATAAATTGGGGGTTCCTTTAAGTAAACATTGTTACCCTGATTATATAAATGGTGAATATGATTGGAGGGATGAATTTGATGAACCAACGGTTATTGAGGTGGTTAACGATGGTGAGTTGGTCTCTTCCCATAAACACGACCCCTTATCTACAGTTAAGGGTCATATGTAAAAAAAAAATTTTTGGAAAATTTTGGGAATTTTACTATCTTTGTATATTATGGAAGATAAGGAAAGAATACAGGAATTGGAAGGTACCATCTTTGACTTGAGGTCTGAGTTAAATGAGTGTATTGATAAGGAAAGAATATATAGGGAAATATTATCTGAGATTAATGATTCTATTATTAATTTACTTCAAAGGGAACAGGAGAATGAGAGATTTAGGTTTGATGAGAAGATTGATTTTAGGCAATATGTTCTTAATGTGAAAAAGGACCTTAATGACTATAGAAGATTATATAGAAATATTAATTTCTAATATATTTTTGTTTTATTAGGCTACTTTTTGTATCTTTGTTTCGTCATACAAAAAAAACTTAAACATATGAAAAAAATACTTTTCTACTTATTCATTTTTATTCTATTCATTTTAACAGGAGTTTATTTCTCATCATGTAATACTCAAAAGGGTTACAATTATTCTACCCACCGAAAGAAGTCTGAGCAGATGCATAGACAGACTCAGAGGGTTAACAAGCATAGTCACGACCAACTCAATCACAAGTGTTCACCGAAGAAACGTAGATAAAATCTTGATTCCGAAAAAAATATATCAAACCAATAAATTACCTCAACCTGATTTTGCGGTTGAGAATATTAAAAATTTAAACTCGGAATATGAATATCAATTTTTCAATGACGATGATTGTGTTCAATTTATACAAAATTTTTTTGGTAGTGATGTTTTAGATGTTTATTTTAATATGAGGACATTGCAACATAGAGCTGATTTATTCAGGTATTGTCTTCTTTATACATATGGTGGTGTTTATGTGGATATTGACATACAGATGTTATCCCCAATTGATGATATAATAGATTTGTCCGAAAACTCCAAATTAATTTCCGTCAAAGATGTTAGTAAAGGACATGGAATCTACCAAGGGTTTTTAGTTTCCGAACCAAAAAACGAAATATTTTTACCGTTGATTGAAGATATGTTAAAAAATCCAAACCCACAAGATTATGCGTACCATATAGAATTTTTTGGTAAACAACTTTTAAAAAAATCTAAACTTAATGAATTTATATTAAATGAAAAAGTGCAAATGGATGATGGGGACAATTATTTTTTATTTAAGGAGATTAAGAATGGGAAATCGGAATATGTAATTGTGGATAAAAACAATCAATTGATTTTTTGTGGAAATAATCACAGGTACCCATATGAAGGTTATACAAAATGTTGTTCATCTAATTTCTTTTCTAAGAAATTTTCAAAAAATTATTTTAAATAACATTTAACCCCCTTTTTATTTTTAACGTATTTATTGTGATATGAAATACATTATTACACCTGAACAGTTGGACAAAGTTATGAAACGTTATTTTGATGGGGTGTTTAAAGATGCCAAGTGGAGTGAAAAATATATTAGTGGATACGGTGAAACGTGGTCCGGTTTATTTAATCAGGATGGTGAGATGTTGGTTGGTTATCCAGAACATGATAATACCACTTATTTTACTGACGGAACATATTTTAGTAATATGTGGGAGTTCTTTAGTGTTGATGCAAAAGAATTTACTGATGCGATAGGTCGTTACATTAAAAAAACATATGGGTGTGAGTTTGATTATATTTGGTAATCGGGTATTTATTTTTATATGAAATACAAAATCACAAAGGAACAATATTCTAAACTTGTCTATACGTTAATTGAAGCATTTTTTAAGGATGTTAAATTTTACAAAGATGATGGTGGGGGTTATTTGACTTATGATATTACTGTTGATGGTGAGGACACTGCTTTTATTCACACAAAAAAAAGTCCTCATATATCTGAGGGATGTAAAAATGAACTTGTAATATATGATGAAACTATATTAAAGATAACAAACTTTGTTCCGATTTTTAGGAAGAAGGTATTCTCAAAAATACTCATTAAATATTTTTCTGATATTACTGGTGAAGATATTGATTGTATTAATTTTGATATGAAACTTCATGGAAGTGATGATACAATTATATATACAAAAAAATTCAAAAAGAAAAAATAATTTTTTTCGTTGTTCCAATTCCCCTTTTTTTATTTTTAAGATATATTTATATATAAATTAAACATATTATGAAAAAGGTTTTAAGATTAACAGAATCAGATTTGATTAAACTTGTTAAGAGGATTGTTAAAGAAGACGTTTCTTCAACTCCTACTACAACACAAAAAACCATTTCTTTGGATTGTGCAAGAAAAACTGCTGACAATATTGCGTTAACTACCCAACAGGTTAATAAATGGTGTCCTAAAGTAATTGTTAAACCATCACCACAACCAACACAAAGTAACCCAACACAACAGTTAGGAACTGCTATTTAAACTAATTTTTTGTAGTATGAAAAAATTCATTATAACAGAAGAAGAGAAAAATAGAATTCTAGTGAGGGGTTTTTATTTTTAAGATATATTAATATATAAATTAAACATATTATGAAAAAAATTGTAAGATTAACAGAATCCGATTTGATAAGACTTGTTAAAAAAGTTATCAAAGAACAAGAATTTGAAGATGATGAATTTGACATGGGTATGAATTCTGATTGTGATAGAATTATTGATGAAATGGAATACATTTTTCAAGATTTTATGAGATATTACAAAAACTCATCACCTGATACGAAATCTATCTTAGGAGCTTCGGAGATGTACCACGACTTAGAATCAGAACTTGGTGGTCTTCTTGATATGGCTGAAGAAAATGATTGTGAAAATCGTTACGATATTGAATCAACGTATGAGGAACTTTTAGATATGTTTCGTCGACATACCGAACTTGATTTATAAATTTAAAATTACAAGAATATTTAAAACCCCATTCCTAATAAGAGTGGGGTTTTTTTATTATCTTTGTATCTCATATGCAAAAACCCATTGAAAAAATCGTTAGTCATATTGTGGAAAAGAAATATCCATTGTTTGGGGATATTAATGTGAGACCTGAGAAGAATCCGTTTCGTGATTACACATATGGGGAAAGTGGTGTAATTTATGACGTTACCCTTATTATTGATTTTAAAACATTCCTTATGGAATATTGGGAGAGGTGGGATGAAATTAAAAATTTAGTTATTGATACAATTAAATTTCTTGGTATTGATAACACCATTAGAGTTAAGATTAAGTATTCCGATAAATTATAAAAATTTTTTTCTCCGTTGTTTCAATCCCCCCACCCCCTTTTTTGTTTTAAGATGTATTTATAATAAAATATTATTATGAATAAAGTTGTTAGATTAACTGAATCAGATTTGGTTAAAATAGTTAAAAGAGTTATTAAAGAAGAAAACAATCCTAATACATTAGTTTCAACAGAAGGGGATAAAGTGAAAAATTATTACCTACAACATTTTTCAAAACCTGAAACCATTGATAAGTTTAAAAATAAAAATAATATTGATAAAATAAAAAAATATATCCCAACAATAAAGTATATTTTATACTCAGAAAACAGTGGCGTCGGCGGATTTGTTAACCAAAATAAACCTGGAATTATAAATTTGAACACTAATAATCTAATTCGTGACATTAAGGGATTTGTAACGTCTAAAGGGACTTACTTGTATGATACAATTCTGCATGAAATGGGTCACTTGATTGATTTCAAATTACAGGAATTGGGTGAAAATACAATTGCAAAATCATCAGGGTATTATAAACCAACTGGAGGTAAAGATGATTATGTTTTCTCAGACGTAGAGACTTATGCGAGAGTTCAAAGATTAAGAGAGACTTTGGGACTTAATCCAAACGCTAATGGAGAAGAAATTAAAAAGAAATTAATTGAGTTTATCAAACTTAAAAAATTAACTTTTCCAAATGTTAAGATACAAGATGTTAAATCACCTACTACAGGGTTATTATTTACACCAACACAAACATCCAAAGGTGAGTTATCTGACCTTTGGAAATTTTATTCTCCAATTAGAATTAATAATACAACTGTTCCTGATATTAGTGCGTTATTCGCTAAGTTCTCATCTTATCGAAATGGTGGCTTAGTATTTCTTAATCTTGACGTAATCGGTAGAGTGAATATTACAACTAAAGGATTACCCGATACAAAGTAACTTTTGATTGTCCAACCCCCTTTTTTTGTTTTTCAATTATATTTATAAAAAAACATTATTATGGGAAATATTCAAGATTATAAACAAAGATTTTTTAATTTGATGGAATCAACAATAGGGGACGTTAAGCCTCTAATAAATGAAGACGAATCTACAACTAATAAATTCTGTTGGGAAAATCCTGAATGGAAAGAAATTGATGACGATGTTAAATTCAAAGGTACATGGAAACTTCAGGGTAACAAAGTGTTATTAACATATGAACGTTCAATTATGTCTCTTAGTAATACTGAAGTAATAATTAAACCAAATGGATTTGATACGTGGAGAGGTAATGTAACTTCAGGTAAAATTGAAAAATCATATTCGGGGGACTACACAATTTGTTTCTTTAAATAAAAACGTATTAAAAACTGAAATATGAAAAAATTATTATTTGTTACTGAAAACGAAAGGCAAACAATTTTAGAAATGCATGGGTTCATTAATAACCCAAATGTTATTAATGAGGAATATACCGAATTAGAAAAAATATTTAAAAACCCGTATGCCGAATTAGAAAAAATATTTATAAACCCTTTTGTTAAAGGTTTGGAAAAATCAAACCCAAAGGCGTTTGATGAATTAAGTAAAATTTTAGATAGAAGAGCCGATGAAACATTATCAGGAGCTTTTGATAGGGTCTTATCAAAAGCGGTTGATAATGGAAGTAGAGCAGATGGAGTTAATGCGCTTAAATTTTGTAAACAATTAAGTTTAATTAATGACCAATTTGCTGAAGAATTTTATAAAAATCAAATTGAAGTAATTAATAAAATTAGATTACATCCTGAATATTCCAAACAATGGGAACTAATGGTTAAAAATAATTTTGGTGAAAAAGTTCTTGAGAAATATAAAAAAAATAATATGGGTTCAGTTAAACCTGTTGAAAAAACCCCAACTGAGCCTAAACCATCTGAGAAACCTGCCGAACAAAAACCAACCCCACCTAAACCTGCGGAACAAGTAAAACCTCAAACGGGAATATCAATAGGAAATTTCACAGTTAGGCCACTAAATGACGGTTCAAAACTTGCCAAATTTATGGACGCATTTTTTGAAAAAGTTTTTTACGAAGGAAATAATAAATTTATGAACGGATTTCCAAAAGAAGTTATAAAACAATTTACACCTGAAACAAAAAGTTACTTATTACAATTATTAGATATTGTTAAACGAAAAAACCTTACAAGTGGTCTTGAACAGGGTTTTAAGTCCGATTATGGTCGTTTACCTAAAACTGTTGATGAGGAAATTGAGATGTTATCGAACAATTTTTGGGGTGGAAAGTCACAGTTTGGAGGTCGTAGACAAGGGGGAATACAAGGAATGTTAGGCGAAGCACCCATTCCGACAGAGAATGTTTTGGACAACCTTACGAATACTACGATGTCACCGAGTCAAAAAAAAGAACTTATGGAATACGGTCACAAAATTGAGGTGTTTAAAAAATAATACAAATTTTATAAAAAAATAAACCCCATTCATTTGTTTGATGGGGTTTTTTGTTTTATATTTGCTCTATGAATTTAGATAACTACACTTTTGACGAGCTTATTAAATTAAAGAATGAAGTTAACTTTCGAATCAATTCTTTTGAGGATGGGTATTTTTATATCTGTGATGTTCGTTCTTATGGTAGGAATTGGAAAGAAAATCATATAAATCCCCATACGGTTCAGGAACTATGTTATCATTATTTTGGTGATGAAGGTATTGTTGATGTTTATACAAACAATCCTGATTTGGATATTGAAAACTATGGGGGTGTTAAATTTGTCCCAACAAAAGAAGATTTGGATAAATGGAAAAATTATAGGTTTATAGAAACCCACATTCCTATTTGGGAACAAAATATTAAGGAGTGGGAAGACCGAGATAATGTTCCGTTTAATCGTAGACCATTATTCCAACCATATGTAAACTCTGAGGATATTGAGGGGTATAAAAAAGAAATGTCTGAACTTGAGGGTACATTTGTGGCACCTGTAAGTATTGAGAGATATTTTGAGGAAGAGTGATTTTTTTTTGTCATATAATGTATTTATAATAAAACATTATTATGAAACATCTTTTAAATAACATTTCTGAAGAAGAAAAAAACAGAATCCGTGAACAACACACAGGAGGTAAAAAAATCGTAATTGAAAACTTTAATAAATTGTTGAATAGCAAGTTGGGTGATGCTAAACCATTGATTAGTGAGCAAAAAACTGAAGACCCAACTAAAGACATGTATAGTGTTTTAATTGGTTATTTAGTTAAACTTTCAGAAGATGGAGGTAAAAAAGGAATCCAAGGATTGGATGACATGGCGGCAATCAAAGAAACGAGAATGTATTTTGAAGCGTTGAGGGATGGAAAAACCCCAAAACCTTTGAGTAAACCTGCTGAAATTGTTAAAAATTATGCAATGGCCGAAACAAGAAAAATGCAAGGTCAAGAATTAGTTGCTTTAAAACAGTATGGTGAGAACGTTAAAACTAAACTTTAATGAAACTCAAAATATCCCAATCTAAGTTAACTACTCTTGCTCAAACTGCGGTAGATAATACTCTGATGACCATTAAAAATGAATCAGAAGATTGGGGTATGGGTGAGATGTCTGAACTTGTTCAAGTTGATGGGGTAGAAAGAATTGAGGTAGTTAAAGTTGAAAAAAAAGGTAACCCATTTAAAATTGACGTAATATTCTATGTCAATGATGATGGAATATACTACAGTGAATTAATTGAGGAAATATCTGCAAGGGTGGACCAAGATTGGATTCCTAATTCATATATACACGTTATTGAATTTATTAAAATTTAATAAGTAAAATCAATTTCTAAATATACGTGACTTAGAACGGTATCAACAGTTTCTACAATACTTTCAGTGAAATCGTCCAATAAGTATTCAGGGATATCATCTAAAGAATATCCTGTCTCAAATTGACCTTCAACACCCTGAAGAACTTCCAATGGTTTGACATAGATAACACCTTCATATTTGAATTTACCTTGTTTTTCTTTATGTAAAGAAATCTTAGTTACTTTATAAGGAATTTTAACTTCAATTGGCAATTCGTTTTCAGAATATGGGGTATGGTAGTAACTTTCAAATACTCCATCAGATTTTACAAACTTTTTAATTAAATTTAAAGTGACTAAAGTTTCTTTGTCCATATATTTATAAATATGTCAGATAACTTTTCACAAAAGATAATTTCTCATTTAGATAATGGAATGTCTCCATTAGAGATTGCGGAGTATTTTGGTGGTTTGGGACCATTTATTCAAAAAGTTTCGAAGTATCCTTATTTAAAAGCATTGGTCGATTCAAAGTTAGGAGGTGAACTTGAGTTTGAAACTGAAGTAAATGATTATTTTAAAAGATACAAAGTACCAGTACAAATAACTGAAATTGAAAAGGCCGATGACTTTGAAAAAATGTATGACATCTATGTTGACGTGGTAATACCAGAAGTTACAGATAAATCCGATATTGCAATTTTATTTAATTATTTACACAATATAGAACCTGATTATGCTGATGATTGGGCATACTTTAATGATATGAAATTTAATTCTGATACAATGACACATGTCGTGTCAATCAATGGTATTAATTGGAAAGATATGAACCTATTGATTAACACGACAGAAGAAGACGTTGAAAGAATAATCCCTAACGAATACGAAATATAATATGGAAAGAAGTAGTTTAGAAAGATTTAATGATAAAATATTAATTAAAATCATTGACATCATATTGAAAGATTTTGATGGTGATGAATGGAAAAATGTGTTTGATGATGCATTGTATTATGAAAAATATGAGTCAAATATCGGAGCTCTTGGGATTGATGTTGAAACAATTGATGTGGATTATATGTATTCATTGATTACATTAAACATTAGAGACGATTTTAAAATTCCATTAAATAGACCGAATCTTGCAAAATATGCTCAAGATGTTGATGTAAGTGAAAGGGTTATCCAAACAAACAGGTTTAGAAATTTTGTATATTCATATGATGAAGGTATTGTCACTGAAAAGTTTAGATTTGAGGAAAGTGAAGGAATACTTTCAATATACGACGGTAACATAATTAATACTGAGGTTAATGATAGTGAGGACCTTGATTGGGAATATTTCTCACCTGATAAGATAAAAGATATTTAAAATATTCACATGGCAAAGGCAAAAAAACAAGGTAAACCAAAACGTAATAGACGTAACTTTTTTAAAAATCTTAAAAGGATTTTAAATAACGTAAAAGTATTGAGAGAAATTAAGGAATCTTAATGAAACATATTTTAACTGACAAACAAGTAAAACAAATTATAGAAAAAGGTGAAACTCTATTGAAATCTTTATTTAACGATGATGATAGGATATGCGGATTCAAAATATTTTTAAACGATGAACGTATAGATGATGATGATTCAGTTTTTGATGTATATGTTTTGTTAAATAAAAAGTGGGTGATTGAAGACAATTGGTCAACCTTTAGGTCAGGACATATTCGAGACAAAGTTAAACAAACCGCATCTCAAATCATTAGTAAAAACATTGAAGTTTATAGTTACGCTAAAGATTGTAAATAATTATTTTGATAAATGAGACATTAACACTCCCCCTAATGCGGTTGCGTGTACTTGTAAATGGTTAATTGACTCCATATCAAGTTTAGTTTTACGTTTAGTAAAATCTAAACCTAATGTACCAATAAATTTTTCATCTATTGATTTAATTGCGAACAGGTAACCTGATTTACAACCACTCTCTTCAGCAATATATTTTAAACCAAATGTTGAAACTGCCTCGTCTTTAAAATCAGGAATCTCAATAACATCATTTTCCAATAGTTGATTGATTGATTTACTAAATAAATTAACAGGGATATTGTGGAAATTTGATTGTATTGAGTTAACACCCGCCCCAACTGTTTCATACATCACACTAAATTTCGCCATTGACTTACCTGTTGGATAAAAATTACCTCCGTTATGAAACTGAGTAATCCAAACTCTGTCGGCTTTAAATTCATCTTTAATATGTTCAATTCTTGAGGTTATTAATTCTGAAACTTTTAAAGTCTCATGTACTAAATCTGGTTTTTTCTTACGTTTATCTAAAAAGTTTTTAACAACTATAATTGATATCGGTCCTAAGACACCTGTGATAAACGCGACTACAATCTCTGATGATAATTCCACTACAATATAAATTGAAATTTATTTACTAAATAAATATAATGAATTAAATAAAAAAAGTCCACAATTGATGATATTTATTAAAATATGAAAATTTCTTTACACGAAAACATTGAAAGAATTAAGTCATTATTAAATGTTAATGAACAAGCTGGCTCCGCACCTTGTAAACAACCCAATCAGATAAAAACAACTTCAGGTGAGACCGAACTCATGGGATATATTTTAGATGTTCTTGATGATAACAATATAAATTTAAAAAATTGTAAAGATAGAAAATGTATTGATGATAAAATGTTGGCTGAAAAAATCATAAGTGAGTTACTTAACTCTTTAGTTGATAAAAGAGATTTGGGTACTGAGTTAAGTTCTGAGAACAAAAGAAATTTTGACTACTACACTAAAATAATGAGAGGGATATTTCCAACGTATAATAAAGCTCACTACAATAGAGGCACATGCGCCATGAAATCAAAAGTTAGTAAAACAACTACAACAACATATTATAAATGATTATGAAAACAAATTTATTTGAAATTAGTCAAGACGAAAAAAACAGAATTTTAAACCTTCATGAAGGTCACACAAAAAATCATTATTTAAATTTAATTAATGAAGAATCAACGTACAACCCTAAGTCAGAAGCAATTCAAAAAAAATTAAGTGAATTAGGTTACGGTAAAATTGTTGGAAGTCCTGATGGTAAATACGGACAAAAAACAGCTTGTGCAGTTGCTAAATTCCAAGAGGACAACAATTTAATCGTTGATGGTAAGGTTGGTAAAATAACTGCTACAAAACTTGGGGTTGATGCTTATTTTCCTAAAGGTGTTAGTATTATTTCTTGTGGTACCAAAAATACTGACAATAAACAAAAAGTTACTGATGACTCAGGTAAACAAAATTGTCAGTCAGTTTTACCTGAAACATGTTCAAAAATTAGTCCAAATAAGGAAACTACTATTGGTAATGGTGGAAGTGAGGGTTGTTCACAATATGTTGGACTGTCTATAGGTGAAAAATTAGGTGATGCTTGGAAAGCCTTTAACGCGGCTAAAAAATACGGAGTTAAATATAATATGTTTACAGACGGCTCAATTGATTGGAATAATGTTAGGAACAAAATGAAATCCAATAAAATAAATTCATCAACTTGTGATTGTTTTACTGAGGAAGGTGAAAGTAAAGATAAATCTTGTAGTTCAGGTTCTGAGATTGCCAAAACTATTAGTTCATTTTATCCGTCATCGTCTAATTTCAGTAATGGTTCGTTGAAAGTAGGTGATATAGTTGGTATGTACTACAGAGATTCAGGTAACAAAGGTAAAGCTTTTTGTGAAAGAGCTTCACAAAGAGGATTAGATAGTAGTGGTAATGTTAAAGATACTGACCCATTTACATTTAATACCCACGTTGGATATGTTGGAGCGATTAAAAATGGTGTACCGATAATTTATCATAGTGTACACGGAACAAGATTAGCGACACCGGCAAACCAATTAAAAAGTAAAAATGGTAGTGCGATGATTGTTTGGGTAACAGGCGGACCTAAATCTGCTGAACAAGATTCTACAAAACCAAAAGATGTATCTTGGTATGAAAAAATATCAGATTGGTTTTAACTTTTTTAAAAAATGTAATATTTATTAATAAATAAAAAAAAATAAAAAAAAAATGAAAAAAATTGTTAGATTAACAGAATCAGATATCGTTAGATTAGTTAAGAAAGTAATCAACGAAAACACTCGAATGGCAATAAATGAAGGGGCTGTAAATGCTGCTGGAGGTACATTCGAATTTAATGGAAACGAACCTTACGTTAAAGTAAATGGTAGAAAATTCAAAACTACGATTGACTCTTTAGTCTACAAAGGACCTGTAAATATTTCTAGAGTCCAAGAAAAGGCAGGTTCACTTTATGGAAAAAATGTTTGTGTTGCTGATAGTAAAAATCAAGAAATGTGTTTTGATATTTCAAAGGCGCAAGACTTAGTTAATCAAGTAAACCAAGGAAAACAATGGATAGAAATGGGTAATTCGGCTGGTAAAGTAATTTTCCAAGCTTGGCAATAAAAAAAATAATATCAATTAAAAACCCCTCTAAAGAGGGGTTTTTTAGTTTATAAGGATTTTGTATTAGTTAACCGATACAACTTCCAAATCAAAAATAAGTTTTTTACCTGCAAGTGGATGATTCATATCCAATACAACAGTGTCTTCTTTAATTTCTGATACAGTAACATTTATAGGGCCATGCTGATTCATACCCTGTAATTGGTCACCAACTTTAACTTCCGCAGGAACTTTAGATTTTTCAACTTCTTGAATTAACATTGGATTTGGTTCCCCATAAGCATTTTCAGGTTCGATTTCAATAGTTCTTGTTTCTCCAACTGACATACCTATTAGTCCGTTTTCAAAACCTGGAATTAATTGACCCTGACCCAAAGTTGTAACTAATGGAGTACGACCTTCAATAAGAGAGCTATCAAAAATAGTCCCGTCTTCTAATTTTCCTGTGTAATTTACGGTAACACTATCACCATTTTCAATTTTTTTCATAGTTCAATAATAAAATATTATTTTTTATTTGTCAAATACAAATTAAGATATATTTATATAGAAATAGAAAAATTATGAAAAAAATACGTTTAACTGAAACAGAATTAACATCTTTAATTCGAAATATTGTTATTGAAACTCAAAATGAAGAGATGAACGAAGAAATGGAAAATTACTTCAACCCTGAAGCTATGGAGACAGGTGAGGCGATTGTTACCATTATTGGGACTGTAATCGGAATGTTAGGAATTGCAGGTTCTCACTACATTAAAGCAGCAATCAAAAAATTAAGAAAATCAGGTAACGATGCTGAAGCTGATAAAGTGGAAGAGGCATTACAGGCTGAAATGAGTAAAATGAAAAGTCGTGAGATGAGTTCTGGTGAAGATGAACCAGTAATGGAAAGTCGTATTGTAAGAAGAAGAAAATAAAATATATAAAATTGTTAAAAACCCTCATTTATTGAGGGTTTTTTTTGTGCATTTAAAAAAAATGTGTATATTTGTTTAATAATTAAAACAATAACCCGACCATGAAAAACTTCAAACTAAAATTAACAGCCTGTATGATGGCTTTGGCAGTTGATATGATTTTAATTGTAAATGCTCCAAATAAATCAGTATTCACTATTGGTATTTTGTTGGCAGTAATCCAATCGGTTTTATGGGGTAAACTAATGTCTGAAATTAAAGAATAAAAAAACCCCTCAAAGAGGGGTTTTTATTAGAATACTTCTACTTCTTCCATCATTAACTGATAGGCTCTTGCAAGTCGTGTCATTCCAATTCCACCACCAAAACGTGGGAAGAAATCGTGAGATAAAAATTCCTCTAACTCCTTTTCAACTCTTTCTTTACCGAATAGTTCAAATAGTTTTTCAGAATATTTTCCATTTTCAATTGTGTAGAAGTTATTTCTCATTTCTTCCACATTGGAGCTTCTTTCTGCCGAACCAATTGTTTCTTGTCCGTAAAGAATCACATCGACTTTATTGAATATTCTATTTTGATTCTCTCTCATATTCCAAAATGGATTGGTTCTGTATGGGAAATTCTGAAGAGATACTACGGGTCCTTTTTCTTCCCACATTCTTGTTTCGTGTTCATTTTCTAAAATTGAAACTCCTCCATATTCTTCACAAACATCATCATAGTTAACCTCAATTGGTTTATCAAATCCTAAGTAGTCCAAAAGCTCTGATTCCAATTTTATCATTTCTTTCATTCCTCCTTTGGATTCAAATTCAAACATTGGGAAAATTAATTCGTGTCTGCCAGGAATTGGGTCTTTTTCTTGTCTATAAGACGTTGAGATACAGTACACACCATTCCATTCAGGATTTTTAAGAAGTTCGTATTCTAACCACATTTGACCCGTCTGTGGTAACGGCCAAACCTCTCCTTGATAATTGAATGTTGTAATTGAATGTGGGTTTTCACATGCTGCCAAGATTGATAATCTTGATTGGGTTGGGACTTCTTTAAATCCTTTTTCTTGAAAGAATGTTCTCATTTTTTGAACTAATTCATTGTAAGTTTTTGTGTTTTTCATTTTTTTTTATTTTTAGTTTATTGTTAACGTATGGGCAAAAAAAATCCTGACAATTGTCAGGACTTATTACTTTGTTTATATATGTTTCGCAGTTTTTTTCTCATATTTCTTATTAAATATAGTATAATTTTAAAAAAGTATAAATAATAAATAAAAATATTTATTAATATGGAATTAGATAACATTAATCAATTAGTTTTTGAATTTTTTGAAAGTAGGAGTGATTTAAAAAGTAAATTTTATGATTCACTTCATCGTTTAATTTTTGATAAAGAAAGTACTCATTTAAAAAATTTATTAATTTCTTATGAAAGTCAAATAATTGATTTTGAAAAAAGAAAAAATAAAAAAACTACAGAAAAAGAAAAAGAATAACTATTTTTTGATTAATGATAGATTTTGGTATTAAACATAAAAATATTTGTCAACAGTGCAAACGAGAAAAAGAGGATTGTTGTGAATTAACATCTTCTTTGTCTGATAAAAAGTACATATTGTGTTTATCTTGTGTACGATTTTTTGACTACTTCTTAAATCACCCAAAAACTTTAAGACAAAAAAATAAAAAGTAGAAAACAACTATATTTTTAAGTTTTTTGTAAAGAATAATATTTATTCTATATGAAAAAATTATTAACTGAGGGTGGAATACGTAATATTAACGAATTATCTAAAAGATACAAAAAAGCGAAAATTTATTTTCATATGGACTTAGATGGTGTTACAACCGCTTTGGCTATGAAAAAATATTTGGAAGATAATGGTATTAAAGTTGTCGAATCTGAGGTAATACAATACGGTGATAAAGAATTTTCAGTTAGAAAGGCCGATGCTCATGGAGAAATAATGCCGGTTTTGGTAGATTTTGCTCACGGTAAACCAATGTTTATTGTACACACTGACCATCACGACAGACAGGCAGGAGCTGATGACACAAGTTCTAAATCATTTAGACAAGCACGTTCAAATGTTGAGACTTTATCTCAAATTATACCTGCGAGTGAAATTTTCACACCTGAGGATGTTGCAACAATATCAATGGTTGATAGCGCTGATTATGCTTCTAAAGACATCACACCAAAAATGGTGATGAATTATGTTTTTAATTTTGATAAAGACAAATCGGCAAAAGAAAACAGAATGATGTTGGGATTAGTGACTAACAAGTTACTTTTAGCGTTCAAAAATAAACCAGATTTTTTAGAAAATTTGGTTATGACCTCTAAACCATCAATACTGTCAATATTCAATATTATAAGTAAAATTGTTAAAGATAGAAATTATCCATCATCTTCAGAACTTGAAAAAAATAAAGAAGGTTATATTAAATCAATGAAAACCAGCCCAAATGTTAAGACTGAGGATGGAATCATTGTCCAATATGGTGGTGGTAGTATGATAAAGGCCGGTTCATACGATAGGTACACTCCATTTGAAAATAATCCTGACGCCGACTTTTTGGTTATTGCTTGGCCATTAGGCTTATTACAAGCGTCTTGTAATCCATTTAAAAAAGAAAGAGAATTAAAAGGGGTAAATCTTGGTGAAATTGCTCAAGAAGTTTTGAGTAAATGGGAAAGTAAATTAAAAGATAGAGTTATACCACTGTCAACAATTAAGTGGATTTCAGAATCTGATAAATCTTTTAGCGAACAATCTGTAGGATTCACATTTAAAGACTTTGCAGCAATTTACGGTGAAAAAATGATGGATATTGATAATGGTATGGAATATTTGGGTATTATAAAAGACCTAATGTCAAAACCATTTAAAAGTTTAACAGACCAAGAGAAAGAATTATTAGATAAATTGGGTGTAACTGCTTGGGACATAATACAAGCAAATTCTGGTGGTCACAAATGTATTACTAATATTTCAGGTTTAAATTTCTTTGGTAGAAGTAAAAGACCACCTGAAGGGAAATACAGTAAACCTGCGGATAGTGAAGACGCCGCATATGTTAAATTCTTAAAGACATTACAAAAAGAATTCGTACAAAAATTACAAGAAAAAATTAAAGAATCTAAATCGGTAAAATAATTTTATCTCCGACATTTATTTTATTTTTGTGACAATATCCTGAAGGTAATTCTAATACGTAATTACCTGATGAGCAGTATCTTGGACAATCTTCAGAGTTACATTTTTCACATGAGTTGAATATCTTAACGATTTCAAATTTTTCATTTAGAAATAAAATGTCTAAATCAATTATACAATCTTTCATCCAAAAACAATCGTAATCATCACCAATTAAAAATAACATACACCCAAACCCATCAAAAGTTTTGTTTTGCATACCTTCCATTTTTTCTTTTGGTGTTGAGCAAACCTTACATGTTAATTTTTTACCTTTAAGTGAAATTTTCATATTATATAAATAGATTGATTTTTTATTTGATTGTAGTATTTATAGTATATTGAAATGTTATGAGTAAAAAAATTAATATAAACGAATCCGAAAAAGATAGAATCCTCAATTTACATAATGACCCATCTTTAAAAAGAAAATTATTTGAAACTGAGGTACCTGAAACTTTAACTCCTGAAACTCTTAAGCCAAGAACTAAGGATGAATTTATGAAAGTTTTTAATATGGGACAAAATTACCCATGTTCATTCCAACACGGACATTTTAAAGTTGATGACACTCAATTAAATGCTCCTGATAAGGATGACTTTGAAATAAAAGATGGTACTACAGGAAACGTTTATCACGACGCGGTTAAAGTTTATTTCAAACCAAATCCGTCCTTTGAAGGACACAAACCTGTTGCGATTGTTTTATTTTAAAACTCTATTTGTTCTTCAAATAATACGTGGTGTTCGTAATCTTCTTCGTTAATACCTATAGATAATTGAACCAAGTTGTCATTGGTATATATTTCAAAATAACCTTGAGAACCTTCATTTATTTCCCATCCTCCATAATTTGATTCTAACATGTTATAAAGAAAATCACTAAAGGATGCCGGCATTTCCACTTCTATATCTCCATTACTTAATCCACGTTCATTAATATATCCACTATCACCACCTCCGTCGAAATCTACTTTAATGGTCCTAATTCCTTCTGATTTCCACTTGGTAATCTCCTCAATCATTTCTTTATCAGTAATTTCTTTTTCATTACCATAATCTCTTGTATTTGTGATAGATTCTCTATCCTCAATAGATAATGATTGATTTTTAACTGTATATCTAACATACATACTGTGATTATTATCCCAATCTATGTTATCCCAAATTGACTCATTATTTACAACTACTTCATATAATCTTTCAAAAAAATTTGTTAATTTTTCAGGAACTTTTGGTTCAAATGTTCCATGGACGTATGGATGAAACCAACCAGAGTCAACATCTCCTCCAGCATTAACGTAGAATTCTGCGGATATGTATTTCCCACCTTCACTTTTTAACCAAAAATGAAGTAATTTAAATAATTTTTTATTTTCAGGATTTGATATAAATTCTTGTAAAGTCATACTGATAAATATTAATCATTTATTTCTAATTCTAATGTTTTTAACATCCACATAGGTTTTTTTTCATTTTGAATCGCGTCAATCCATTCTTTTGCAGTTGGTATGTACCCATTACAATCTTCTTTAACATGTTGTTCTCCGACATACCTCGTATATACTACAATATCATCACTATTAATAAATGATGGACCAAACCTTTTTTCCATTTCAAATATACCCTCCGAATGATGCCTAAACATTCTATGTGTAGAATGTCCGTACCAAGCCTTGGTTTCATCTAACCATTCATGTAAATGAATATAGTCTTCCCATTTACCTCCAAATTTTTTTACTGAACTTTTTGCATGTAATATTGGATGTGCCATTATTTTTTAATTGATGTTGTTAATACGTAATCTGTGTCTAAACTTAAAAATTTCCAAGCGTCTAAAATCAAAATTTCTAATGCTTCAGGAAATATCTCTATTGATAAATCGTAGTCAGTAGGAATAAGTACTACTGACATATGAATTTTTTTTAGTTGTGTCGAATATCCCATTGTATCAATAACAATAGTTGAACCTGGACCAAAAAAAGAATCAATATCTTTTTTATATAATTTATTTATTAATTTTTCAAAGTATTGATTCATTATATTTATAATAATATGACAAACGAACAAAAAGCTAAAGTTTATATTAAAGGATTACGTAAATTTTTAGATAAAATCCCAAATCTTATAGAGTATAAAATATTGGATGAAAATCAAATTTATGAGGCTATTGTTAATAATAAAGATAAGTGGTTTTGGAGGGTTGATATTGTTATAGAATACTATATTGAAATGGATAATGAAGAAGATTCTAATTGGGTCGGAAATCTACACAAATATGTAAATTTACTTTCAAAAAGTTTAGAAATTGAAAATATAATTTTACCTGATATTACTTTTAAGGCGAAAGTTAGGGAATAATATAATACCTCAACTCCAAAGTATTTATTCTATCATTGTAAACAAGTTTAATAAAAGATTTTATGTGAGTTCTTATTTCTTTATAATGTGACCCATCTAAATATTTTACAAAATACTCGGATAGGTACCCATCACTTGTTTGTATGATATCTAAAAGTGTTAAATTAGAGCCTGTCATTTTTAAAAATGTAGGTAATTTAATTTTTACTTCATAGATAACATCTAATTTATCATCTTTTTTATCTACGGAAATCAAGTTTGCATCCTCCAAAAAATCATAATTTTTTAGTAAAAACTTTTTTATAGTTTTTTGAAGAATGTCAAACTTGTCCATAGTGTTAATAATAGTAAATAAAAAATTATTTATCTACCTTGTCCTCGGTAAGCTTTTTTGTAATTTTTTGACCTTTTATTATTAGTCATTTTTTTAGAAAATTTACCAGATTTTTTCACACCGAAAGTAACCTTACTTGATGTGCCCCCTTTTGATACTTTTGCTGCCATTATATATTATTTGCCAATAAGTATTTCATTATTTTATATTTTATGAATATTTATCTTAAAAGAACTTAGGTTCATAAATTTTAAACCCAAATTAATGGATAGTGATGACTTGGAGACAAATATTTCACAGAAATGTTGCAACATATTGTCTAATGGCTGGAATGTTTTTCAACCCTTTAGGATTCGACATCATTTTCAAAATGATTTTAGATGCTACGAATTCTTATTGGATTACCACAGGTATTTTTTATGGTATATCTCTATCATTTTTTGGATTATATTTTTTATTTCGTAAAAAACAATGAAAAATTCAATTAGTAACGTGACTCCACAAAAAATTTCTGAGGGATTAAATTACCATTTAGATAATAATATTCCAATTACTGAAAATGTTTTTAGACCTCATTCTCAATCATTTTTTAATTTAATTAATGAAGTTAGAAGTTTATACATGAATGACCAAATTTCTTTAGATGAAGAAGAGATTGAATTAATTGAGACTGAAATTGGTAACACAGCAATCTTACAAGATGGTACTGAAGTTTATTTGGACATTCCATTATCTGAGGAGTTTTTAAATGAAGCGGAATATAATGGTAAAAAAGTTGAACTTGGGAAACCAAGAAGAAATACAGGTGGAGGTAAAAAATATGTTGTTTACGTTAAAAATCCATCTACAGGAAGAGTTAAGAAAATATCTTTTGGTGACGTTCATGGAGGGTTAACCGCCAAAGTTTCTAATCCAAAGGCTCGAAAGGCATTTGCTTCAAGACATAATTGCAAGTCTAAAAAAGATAGAATGACTGCCGGTTATTGGGCGTGTCGTTTAAATAGATTTGGTCACTTGTGGGGTGGTAAAACTTATCCAGGGTATTGGTAATATATGAAACCTTATATAGATTCTGAGATTACTGAAAATTCTAAAATAAGAGTATTCAATTCTGAAGTTGATTCAGGTGAATTACATTGGCATAGAGATAGAGAAACCCGTTTAGTTGAAGTTATTGAAGGTAATGGTTGGGAATTACAATTAGATGATAAATTACCCGTTAAAATGGAGGTGGGAAGCGAATATCTAATCCCTAAAGGTATTTATCATAGAACAATAAAAGGATATGGTGATTTGAAACTAAAAATCACATTTATAAATGAGTGAAAATATTTTAAATAGAATTAAATTATTAATGGAGTATGACACAAGTAAAACTTTGTCTGAAAATGAATTAATGATTGAACAATTGGTTTATCAAAAAAAACCTGAAGGAGGGTACAAATTAGTAGATGGACCATACCAAGGGTTAAAGCCTTCTGAAATTTTCCCAAATTTAAATTCTAAAACATATCCAAAAGAATTGGATAATAATAGACAACCCATTTCAACATCACCTGTCCCATCTTTTCAAAAAAATGATTATACTCCAAAACAAGATTACAATGAATTTGCGGACCCAAAATCTAAATGGAATAAAAACCGTGCAGCCGAAAGACTTGGAGTTAGTCCTGACAGAGTTGTATGGGACCCAAATGTAACACAGGACCAACAATATATGGATAAATCGGGTACTCATACTAAAAAAGTTAAAGTTGGTGGGTGGGTTAAAATGACTGCCGAAAACGTTGGGTTAAGAGGTACACCATTTGGGTTTCACCCAAGTGAATATCCTGAGTACAAAAAAAGAAAAAAGGAATTAGATGAACTATGTCAAAATTCAAAAACAGGAGTTTACAATAATAATAAGTCGGAATGTGATGCAAAATATGAAGCGTTAAAGAATGAATATTATCATTCCGATTTTCCTTATGGTATAACTAAACAAGAATTTTTAGATTGGTCAAAAGGACAAGAAGATATAAGCGGACAAAAAAATAAAGAAATATTGGCAGTTAAAGATGGGATTAAAGGTCTTTATCGTAATAACGATTATGTAGATTCCGTTGGGTTACCAAAATCAGATTATTTTATGACTTTTCACAATGAATTGGTTAAAAGTTCTGAAAATCAAATGGTCTCAAGTAAAATCAGTCAATACAATGAATTATCCGATATATTAGATGCTGTTTATGAAAGAAACCCAAAGGCGATTGAAAGATTAACCCAAAGTGATTTAGATAAATTTTGGGAAAAATGGGGAGATGTGATTGAAATAATAATTTATGTTGTTGGACCCGCAATATTGACTTGGGGAGCGTCATTGGCGGTAAGTGCCGCGGGACTTGCAATTACGGAAGGGGCTCAATTAGTGAGAATAGTTACCGCTCTTGGGGAATATGGAATACCAGTAGCAATGGGTACTACCAAGTGGATTAAAAATGGTAAATTAACAGGTGATGCGGTTATGGATTTTGTCTTTGCCCTTTTACCTATTATTCATAAGGGTATTGGTATTGTGAAACAACCATCTGCCGCAGTATGTGAAAGTTTAGCTAGTAAATTTGCACAATATAACACTAAAACTGTTAGTGGTATGAAAAAGTTTATATCGAACTTAACTCAGGAAGAAAAATATATTTTTAGACAGGTAGTTAAAAATAAGCAAAATCTTGGTAAAGGTATTGATGATGCTTTAAAGGCTCAAATTAAATCCGCAAATAAAAGGGCAGATTTACTTGTAAAGGCAATTGGTGTAGAGTCTGTTGGTAACATCGCACCAAAATATGGTTATCTTCTATATAAAGGTATTAAATATACATTAGTACCTGACATTACAGTGATTGAAATTGCTAAACATATGGCTGAAAAATATGGGTTAACTAACGACAAAGAAACACAACTGGCTAAAGATTTAGAAGAGTTTAGAAGTAACAATCCTGATTGGTTTATACCATTATTGGCTAACATTTCTGATGTTTTGGAAAAAAATAAAGATGCAGATTGGTCAAAAATAATTACTAGTAAATCATATGAAAGATTAGGTGGAGATGAAATTATGATGATGTTAGGACAACTTGATATGTCAAATTGGTTAGTCGATGAAAATGGTAATCCATTAGAATTATAATAATAAAATAAAAATATAAAAAAATGAAAAAAATATTATCTGTTAATCCAAACGAAAAACAAAGAATTTTAGAAATGCATGGGTTTACAAATAACTCAAATGTTATTAATGAACAATATAGTGAATTACGAAGTAAAATCGTAGACAAGTTTGTTTCAGGATTAGAAAAAAACGATGTCAAGGCATTTGATGAGTTAAGTACCATTATAGGTAGAAAGTCCAATGAAGCATTAGACGTAGCCTTTAATAGAGTATTAGATTTGGCGGTTAATGGAGGTAGAGTAGAAGGGGCTAAAGTTATGCAATTTTGTAGAAAATTAAGTTCATTTAACGACCAATTTGCTCAAAAATTTTATGAAAATCAAATTAAAATAATTGATAAAATTAAACAAAAATACCCTAATGACTGGGAAAAATTGGTTAAAACCAATTATGGTGAAAAAGTTCTTGAAAAGGCTAAAAAAGGAGCGTCGTCCTCCTCCTCCTCTTCATCAAAATTAGATGAATTAGGAATTGCTACTCAAATTCAAAATTATTTAAATCCTAATAGATTTGATGGTTTAAGTAGACAAGCATTTGATGCTCAATTTGTACTTACAAAAAATAATTTATCACGTACATCTGACATATTTTCAAGTCAAACATTATTAAATGACGTGTTTGGTACTATTTTTTCAAAAAACGCCACAGCTGACCAAATCCAAGAGTTACTTAATGCTATGAGTATGAAAATAGGATTTAATAAAGAACAACAAGAAGTTTTTGACAAATTATTAAATTATTTTTCAACAGGTAAAAACCCTTCATTTGGAAAATATCAAACTCCATGGTTAAATGACCTCGCAAATATGGGTTCAAGTGCTTGGAATGGTGCAAAACCTATTGTTGAACCTATTGCCGATAAATTAGTAAAGAAAGGTATTACGGCTTTAAAAATTGCGGGAATTACTGTTGGGGTTGTAGTTTTCTTAGTTATTGTTTTACTATTTGCGGCAATTTCAGCGTTAAGAGGTGGAGGAAGTAAGAAAGAAAGAAAATATAATTCTAAGTACGAAGACTAATCAAATTTTTTTAATATTTTTTCAAAAATATTTTTTAAAGTTTTAGAACTAATTATTGTTAATCCCCAAGCGGAAACTCTCTTAGTTAGTTCTAAAATTTCATCCTCAGTTATTGAGTGTGATGTTGCGATTTGTAATAATATAGGAATTATTGGAATTAAAAAAGAATATGCAATAATTCCTGACATTGCATTAACAGTTATATTTAATCCACTTAAAAAATTTAAAAAAGTACTTTTTAAATCTGAGGCCTTTTCTTTAACAATTAAAAAATTCTCATAAAGACCTTTTTCTTTTAATGAATTTTTAATTTTTTTTAAATTATCAGAATTTTGAAAAATTACTGAAAACACCACACCAATTAAAATTAAGGATTTATCGGTTGAAGTTAACTCAGGCATTTGTCCGTCAATTAACTGACTTAAAGGAGTTAAAAACCCACCAATTGCCGAGCTCCATGTTAATAATAATTTAAAATCTAAACTTAAATTACCTTTAACTTCTGAGTATATTTTTTTTATTAAATCTTCAGAATTATTTTTTACATTTTCTAAATCATTAGAAACGGATTCAATAATCAATAATCGTCTTTGTGATTCGCTTAATATTAATGTTGACATATTTATAAATATATGAGTAAAAGAATTAAACCTGAATTGAAAATTGGTGACAGGGTAGTTTGTCTAGAAATGGAGGATGAACCAAAATATTTTGGAGAAAGGGGTACAGTTACCGGGATTAATAAAGGACCCGGATTTCTTCAATATAATGTGGAGTGGGATAATGGAGGTGGACTTTTTTTACTTGATACCGATTCATGGATTTTAGAAAAAGATTTCAAAAAAAAATCAAAAATTAACGAAAATGATGACGTTAATAAACTTGCGGAAAATTCTAAAATATTGAAATATTTTAAAATGTTGGAAATAAAAAAATATTTGGATTTATTAAGAGAAACAGGTATTGTAAATATGTTTGGAGCATCTCCGTATCTTTATATTGGGGGAAATATTCTTAAAAAAGAACATTACGATGTTGAAGACGATAATTTTGAAGATTTGGTAGAACTGGCGGATAATACTAGAAACATAATGATTAGAGGTTCTATGAAAATGCTAGAAGACGAGGGTAAAGAAATTACTCCTGAAAATGTTAACAAAGTTATTAGACGTTACTCCTCAAAAATTCTATCTTTTTGGATGACTCATTATTGATGTGTTAAAAATATAGGATTTCTTTCACCAAAATACCCACCGAGAATATTATAATAATAGTATTCGTAGGCTTCATCTTCAGTCATATCCTCCATTAATTTTGTGATGATTTTATCTCGAGAATAAAGAACCCTTGGCTCGTTACCAAATTCCTCAGTAATACCTACAATACAATCATCAAATCCATCTAATAAGATTGCACCTTCGGCAAATTCATTAACATCTTGAATTATCATAATTCTGAAAAATTAATGCCGTCACTATCTTTGTCACTCATTTTTAATTTAAAAGTGAAACCTGATGTCATTTTTGTAATTAACTCTCTAACATCTTCAACACTATCCCATTTTATCGAAACTTCATGGTCTGAAGAGTATTCTTCATCGACTAAGTAATTGACTATAGTTCCACTTTGTAAAGTTAAAAATCCATGAGCATATCCATGAGGTACATAAAGAACATCACCTTCATTCATCATAAAATCAAAAGTTTTACCAAAATTTGGGTTTAACTTATCAATACAGACACAAAAATCTAAAATGCGTCCCTGAATAACAGTTAATTGTTTTGCTTGCGATTTTGGGTATTTTTGCAAATGTAACCCTCTGAAAACAAAAATATCTTCATTAATACTAATGTTTGATTGAATCCATTTATCGGATAATTTAATTGGTGTGAAAGAACCTCTATGGTCTTTGAATATTGGTTGTTTTTTTAATTCAGGAGTCATAATACCAAATTTAATAATAATACTTTTTTTTGTCAAATGTATATGTCAATATATTTATTGTAAAATCAAACTATGAAAGCATATTTTTTAAACATATCTGAAGAAGAAAGAAAACAAATCACTGAAAGACATATTGGTCTATACGATGGTTACAGAACATTACAACCTCAAGGTAATATGACCCCTTTAACTGTTGAGGATTTAGCCGGTGATAAAAAAGGTGTAACTGTTTCAAATGAGGGAGAAGTTATGGAATACAGAAACAAGGATATAAATAAAAAAACTAAACAAGTTTGTGAATCTTGTGGTGGGTTATATGAAGGTAAAATGTGTGAACAATGTTCGACTATGAAAGAGGCTGAAGAATGTAACGAATGTGGTGATAGTAATAAAGAATATACTATGGAAGAATTAGAGGAAAACGTTAAAGTTAAATCTAAAACTAATTTAATTTCTGAAGAAATTAATAAATCAAAAGATTGGTTTAATCGATTAAAAAAATATTGATATGAACTTGGAATTGGTCGATTTCTATTATAATCAAAAAACTAATATGATTGAGGTCGATTTCAGAATAGATGATGATTCTGAAGACGTAATTCGACATGAGGAATTTGATGTCGATGTCATATTAGAATCAGGATTTCAAATAGTTGATTTTGACGATTTAAGTGATTCATATTCATCTTATGATGATTTAGAAGATTTTATTTTTGAAAAAGAAGAATCTTCAATTGAACCAACACTTGATGAATATGAATTAAAAAATTTCCTTATTGAGTATTATTCAAACAATACTGGTAAATTACCTGACACTGAAATATTTTAGGGACCTACTCGTGTAAATTTGATTACAACCGATTCGTAAGGACCTGATGACCCAAATGCCCATTGACCTGTACTTCTTAAAGTTAATGATTCTAATGTAACGTCAACAATTTTAAATTTCTTAACTGTACCATCAATGTTGAAACTTAAAATTTCATCACCACCGACTGAGGTTACACGAGACAATACATATTGGTTTAACCAAATTGTTTGACCAGTTGTAGTACCAACAGGGTTAAATGATATCGTTGAATTAGAAATGTGCCATCTTGTAATACCAACTTCGATTGCGTCTAAAGGTAATGTACCATTTGGATTTACATACAAATCACCAGTGTAAAAATTTTCACCACTTTCATCAGGTGATTGGTCTGAAGCCAACAAAGTTACTCTATCAATTACATATTCTCCACTTATTGATGTGTATTGAGCATTCCATTCGTCAGTCTTATAACATGAAGTTAAACTGAAAATACAAAGTAAAAATACGATTAATTTGTTCATTGGATTATTTTTTTACAAATATACTATTTTTTTTCTAATTACAAAAATATTTATAAAGTAAAATGTTGTTTGACTTTGAAACATACATAAACTTATTAAAAAGTTTTGGTGAGGAAAAACTGACTGAACAAGAATCAACTCCCCCTCCTTCAGGCGGTGCATCAGGAGGAGGTTCTACACCTCCGGCTGCATACCCAACAGTTACTAAATGGGAGAGTGGTCTAACAAGAGGTAAGGCAAATCAAATTGGTAATACTAAATGGGAGAGTGGTCTAACAAGAGGTAAGGCAAATCCAGTTAATAACAAAGAAAAATGGACAACAGGAATTAAACGAGGAAAAGCAAATACGTTATTATGAAAAATACAGACTTAAAAAAAATTGTTAGAAAAGTTTTATTAGAAGCGGTGGACACTTCATTGGTAAATAGAATAATTAAAAAATTAGATAGTTCTAGTTCTCAGTATGGTTGGACTCTTGGGGGAGGGACTGATGAGGATGCGTACGTTAGTGCGATACAAGAAATACCAAATTTTGAAACCGCGAAGGCAATCAACGACAAATTTAATTTAAGAGAATCAGTAGATGACGAATTTAATTTTGATAAAGATGATGATTGGGAGTATGTTAGTCAAATTTTTGACCACATGGAAAGTATTGGGGTAAAAGTGATAAATCCAACTAATCAGGATTCTTTTGATTTTGATTTTTCAAAAAATAGGTCCACAATAGGTGGAGGTGATTCCTCTGACCAAGGAGGGGGACAAAAAACACCTGACAAAGAACAAGAGGTAGTTATTTCAAAAGGAAAATGTAAAGATGCACCATCTCTTACTAGTATATGTTCAGGTTCGGCTTATTTAAAGAGTTGTATGAAAGGTATTAAAGGTTCTAAAGACGACGCAATATCTAAAGTACAAGAATTTTTAATAAGTAAAGGTTTTAAAAAAGTTTCAAAAACAGGGGAGGTAGATGCAATTTATGGTCCTTTAACTAAAGAAATGGTTAAACAATATCAAACATCTGTTAATATAAAGGCCGATGGAATTGCCGGACCTCAAACTGTTTCAACTATGGGTATTTGTAAAGTCACTAATAATCAACAAGGTGGTACATTACCGGGACCATCACTACCAGGACCGTCACTACCAGGCCCTGACGGTGGTATACCTACAAAACCTGTTGACGACCCACTTGATGTTAAGGAAACCATATGTAGACCTGCAGATAAACAAGTTATCACAGCTTATAATTCAATAGTTGATAATATAAAATCTGAAGAACCTAATTTTTTGAGGAGAGAGTGTCGATTAGTAATTAATTATCAAATGGAACAAAAAGAACATTGTGATAATTTAGAAGAAGTAATATGTTTTTGTGGAACTAAAGCCAGTTCAGGTGACGACGGGTATTCTTATATGGGAGAAAGAAAACAGTATTTAAAAAATTATGTTAAGACTTACTGTAAATCTGAATTTGTAAAAGATGATAATAAACCAATCACTGTAGATAAAAATAGACCAATAATTCCCGGATGTCAAACACCTGGAAGTGTCATTGCAATTCTTCAACAGGAAGATGATAAATTAAGTAAAGAAGATTGTAAAATATTATTTAATGAGGCGGTTAATTGGTATAACTCATGGAAAAAATGTGAAAGAGGGAAACACTCTCCAAATCCTGCGTACAAAGACAAATGTTTTTCTTGTCTAAATAGATATAATTTCAATTGGAAAGATTTAGGTAGTGGGGAAAATAAAGTTATGAAGATGTATAATTTTAATAAAAGAGAGATTAATAAAAAACAAAGAAGAGAACTTACAAGAATGGAATCAATTGAATCTTTAAATACCGCTCTTTTGTACATGAATTATGACATGAATAAAACTTTAACTGAAAATAAAAATATAATTTTAAAAAAATGACAAAGACTGAAAAACAATTTAAAATAGTTTGTGAAAAATTCATACAATCCCCACCAAAATACAGGATGAAGATTGTGTTACCACAATTAATTGAATCTATGAATCAAGTAAAACTTGAAAAGTTAAAAATGTTAAGTGAAGATAAAAGTTGGCTTGATAGTATAGGTGACACAGTATCAGGTTGGTTTGGTGGTACAGGTATGAACACTATTTGGGAAAGAGTTATTGACGGTATTTTAGATGGTATGGGATTAGAAGAAGGTATAATGAGAGATACTGTATCTGTAGTTTTAGCGAATGCTAAATGGAGTGAAATTCCAGGTATACTTACCGACTGTAATAAATTTAGTGATTTAGTTGTTGCTCAAATACCTGAAATTGTTACAAAATATGTCGCCAGACAATTTGTAGATGAAGACATTTTAACAGTTGCATTAAGAAAAACAATTATTGACACTCTTGCAACTACCGAATTTGCTCAAAGTATGAAAGGTACCGTTAGAAAAATTGTTTGTGATGCAATGGGATGGTTAGGAGGATTATTTGGTGATGGGATAACACAGGAAAAAATAGACCAACGTAAAAAAGAACTTCCCGCTTATAGTAGAGGGAAAGACACAAAACCAGTAGTATTTAAGTAACTTAAAAAAATTGATGAACTGAGAAGTTCTCAATATAAACCATATATTTCAAAGGGGGTATTTAAATCTACGATAAAGGTGACGAGAGTCACCTTTATTGTTTTTAAAAACTTTGTAAAAATTCTTCGTAAATTCTTTTTAATTTTTCAGTCGACGAATCATAAAAGATATTAGGTTCAGAAGGGAGTGTTATCATTTTTAATCCTGATTCATGAAGTAGTTTGTCACCTTTTTTTAAATTACACGGACTACAACAAGTTACAAGATTTGACCAAGTATTTCCTCCACCTTTACTTTTTGGTAAAATGTGGTCAATTGTTAAATTTTTTTTACTTCCACAATAAACGCAAGTGTGACCATCTCGTCTCATAATTCTATGACGGTTAACTCTCATTTTTCTGAATTTATACTTAACGTAATTATTTAAACGAATTATAATTGGTTTATTGATAACATATAAACCACAATAAATTAACTCATCAGAACTTTTAACCGCTTCAGCTTTACCTTTATATAATAAATTAAAACCTCTTTTAAAAGAAGTTACATTTATTGGGGAATAATCTGAGTTTAAAACTAAAACTGAATTCATAATTGATACAAATATAAAAACAATATTTGATTTTTCAAAATACACTTATCATTTATATTTATTTGATATGGATAAAAATAAATTAATTTCATTAGCAAATAGATTAGGAAAAACTATTCTAAAAAAATATTCAGGTAAAATGTTACCTGGTGATGCGTATAATCAACTAAGAAAGGATGAACAATATAGTTTTTTATTTAGACAACCAAATGGCCACATTGTCATTATTTGTTTTTTAGTTTCAATACCTGAAAGTCAAAGAGAAACTCAATTTGATAATATAATGTCAAGTTTATTCACATTTACGTATTATACAATTGAAAGTGACGAGGTTGATGAGGAGTGTTCTGACTGTTACGGTAATGGAACGGTCGATTGTAGTAATTGCGATGGTAATGGTAAGGTTGATTGTGATGAATGTGATGGTGATGGTGAAGATTCAGATGGTGATACTTGTGACAGATGTGATGGTGAAGGTGATTTTCAATGTGACTATTGTGGTGGTAGTGGACAAGAGACTTGTGACAGATGTGAAGGCCAAGGATACATAAACATTGATGACACTTATGAAATTGAACAGTATTATTGTGCATCATACGGCCCAAATACACTTGAAGTTTGTGAAATGTATGAGAAAGATGATGTTGTAACATCAGGAGATATTAATACTATTGAGAATAGAAAAAAAACAATAGTATTATACACCGATACGAGAAATATTGTGGAAAACAGTGAGTTATATCGTAACGATATTCATTTTTATGAATATAACAGGACTCCTGAATTTTATGGTAATGGTAACTATATTTCTGACACCCACATTAATGATAAAGATTAAAAAAAGAGGACTTTGTCCTCTTTTTTGTTATGGTACCCCCGTCTGGACTCGAACCAGAAATAACTGCTTAGAAGGCAGTGGGTATATCCCTTTACCTACAGGGGCGATTTTATTAATACAAATATAAATAAAAAAATAGAAGTATCAAATTTTTTTAATAGTATACCTATGTCCCGAATCTGAATTCATCTGAAGAATGTTTTTAAAATCTTCAGCTTGTTCACTTGAGTCAAATTCAAGAACTTCATCCTGAGAATTTAAAATTATTACAGGTAATTCTTTTTTATCAACTTTGATATATTTTACTATACAATACATATTTAAAAATGTGTTCCACTATAATTGTCCCATGGACAAGGGTCCACAGATATTTTTAATTTAGATTTTTTAATAATTTGAATATCTTTATCTTTTAAAAAATCAGAATCGTTTTTAAAATCTTTCCAAGTGTCAAAATCTTTTAAAGATTCTAACACCTCAACAGGTAAAATAACATATTCAGTACTATTCATAATTCTATCTTGATGGTAGCATTATCCACATCACAATATAAATAGTAACAACTGGAATACTTGTAGAAAATAACAAATATAAAAAAATTAATCTAACAATAAATGAGGGTATTCCAAATTTCTCAGAAATCCCTGAGCAAATCCCTCCTAATATTTTTCCATATGATGAACGATACATATTACAAAGTTACAAAAAAAAAATGAAATACACAACATTTATAATGAATAATATATTTATAATATATGAAATTCAACCAAGTTACAAATGCGGGTGAGAAAAAAATTACCAGAGGATATGGTATGAAAATGCACCCTATTCATAAAAGAATGAAAATGCACCATGGAATTGACATTCCAGTATCGACAGGTCATGACATTTATTCAATTGCGGATGGTATAATTATCGATAGTGAAATTAGAAGCGACGCTTGTGGAGGTACTATAAAAGTTTCTCACGGAGTTGTAAATGGTAAAAAATTATACACTAGATTTTGTCACTGTAGTAAACTTTTAAAGAAAAAAGGTGACATTGTCAAACAAGGTGATGTTATCGCAAAATCAGGTGGAGGTAAAGGTGACCCAGGACGAGGTGGGTCCACGGGTCCACATATTCATTTTGAAGTTTACGAAAATGGAAGTACTGTTGACCCAATGCCTTATTATAAAAATTCTGTAGGTGGGGAACAAACTGAGTTACCGAGTGAAGTTGATTTGGACAAATATAAAGATGAGTTAGAAAAGGATGGTGATTTAGATATGGACACAGGTGATACAAAGAAAACATCAAGACAAGTTGCTAAAGATTTAATAAAAAAATTATTTGGAATAGATAAAAATTCGTCTATTGAAAATGAGGTTGTAAATGAAATATTTAGAGTTAGAGAAATTATAGAAGAACTAATTCCGACTTTTAAAATTGACACAGGTAGTAATAATGATAATAATGACGGTAAAACTTGCGGACCGTATGACCCTAATTCACTACCCGTTAAACCATGTACCTCAAGAGTTGCAAATGGTAACGTGATTACATATACAGGGTCAGATGTTATTGCTCAAGACACTGGTACTATCACGGGTGTCACTAAAGGAAGTTATACTCAGGCAATAAAAATTGGTAATACCGCTTATTATTGGAATGGTAGCTTAGATAAACAAATGGGTGTTAATATAAATAAGGGTGATAAATTAGGTATGACAGGGTCAGATAAAAAATTAATTACCCAACCTTATAGTTCACAAACTCCAAATAAGACTCAAACTTCTACTCCTTCTAAAAATGATGGAAAGACAGTAAATCCTTTAGCTCAAACCTCAAGTGACTCTAGAAATCAGGCTAAAAATTACGTTAAAAATATTATTAACACATTAACAGGTACCCAAACACAAGCTCCAACTACAAAAAAGGAATCAATTGAAAAATTAAAACCTTTAATTGAAAACGAATTAAAAAGTTTTAAAAAATTTATAAAATGACAGGTAATTACAAAGTTAAAGCCCCGATAGGAGGTGTGGGAATTAGACAAAAGGATACTTCAGATAAAGGAATTTTATTTGAGGTTACGGATGGTAATGATTATTCAGTGTACCCATGTTTACCTGGTATTGTGTCAAAAATTGACGATGAGGAAGTAACAATTAAACATAAAGATTATGTTGGTAAAGACTTTATTTCAATATATGAGATTGACGGTAAAATTAAAGTAAAAGAAAAACAAGAAGTTACTCAGTCAACTGTAATTGGTAAAACCGATGAAGAAGTAATTTTTAAAGTTAAAGATGGTGGTTCATATACTAGCGCTAAAGATTTTATAGGTAAAGAATTTGGTAAGACAAAAGAAACTACATTATCATCAAAACAAAAAGCTAGATGTATTGCTAGAAGTATTGTTGGATTACCAGCTAAAGCCTTTGGTGTTGACGAATACGACCCATGTGCCGAGTTTTACGGAGAAAAATCTAAGGAACCATCTGAACCAGTTGATACTGAAATAAAAAAAGATGGGAAAAATAATAATGTGGACAATAATGGGGGGAAAAAATCTAAAGATATTGACATTGACCCAAATAAATCATTACCTGACTCGACAGGTGGAGAAGAGGAAGAAGATGAACCAAGTTTACTGGGCACTGGAGTTAAAATGATTGGTGCAGTTACGGAGTCTAAAAAATTAAATGAAGAGATATTAAGGATAAAAGAATTATTAAGACTATAGTTTGTTATGTTTGATAAAGAACAAATAAAAAGACTTAAAGAATTATTGTCTCAAATGGGATTTAGTAATGAAGATATTAAATCAGAGATGAGATATTTAAAAAAACATTTAGAAAATTTACCTGAAGAAATTATATTATATAGAATTATAAGTGTTGATAACAAAGAAGATATTAATACTAAATTACCTGGTTCTCACTACAGTCATTCTAAAAAAGATTTAATGAGTTCTCATAATTTTACCACAGGGTATGGTGAAAAAAAATTCTTAATAACTGTAAAGGCTAAAAGAAATCAGATTGATTTTTTTTCAACACTTGAAAATAATATATTGTATCCTAACGAACAAGAAATTACCTTAAAAAATAAAGGTAAGGGTGTTGAGATAACGTCTATAAAAGAAATAAAATAAAGGGACCGAAGTCCCTTTATTATTTGGTGGAGATGCCGGGGGTCGAACCCGGGTCCAAATAAGTAAGACATAAAACACTACACGTTTAGGTCATTGTTTTTCTAAACAATCCGAAACTTCACAATTCCCTTATTTTATAGTGGTTCGGTTTACTGAGAACTAATCCTCCACTTTGTTTCTTTTTGGGTAGAAACCACACCACAACTACGACTTCTGTTGCAAGGTTGTATGTCTGCCGACCCCTAGTAGGTTAATTTTAAATTAAGCTACAGATACTTCTTCAGTACGGATTAAACCGATTGTAGAAAGTTTGTTGATAACGTTGCCGTTTATAATTTGAATCAGTTTAACGGAGTTAACTCAGCTCCGACGTGCGTTTTATGGCGTATCATACCTGTCAAAGCCAAAAACATCCCCATAAATCAAAGAACTATTGTGTAAAGATATAAATATATTCTTACTTATACAAGTATTTATTAAAAAAATATGAAACTTTACGAAGCGTTAAAAAAATTTATTCAGGGTACGGCCGATGAATGGGACGTAAGGAGGAGTGATGATAACACTAGAATAGGTAGAGTGAATCAAAATAGTTTAGGTAAATCGTTAGTTACATTAACATTTTATGAAGAGGAATTTGCAAAAATTTTCTTGGGGGACAATTCCGAATCTGATAATAACACCTATTATTTCAATGTAGCATTTAATAGAAGGGGATATTATGGAGGTTCAGTATTTGTCGACGCTCATTATTTTGGGGATGATGAGTGGAAATACGGTGCCTGTTGGTGGTATTTTAATGAAGACAACAGAAATTTATTTTTATCAATTTTAAAAATACTTAATCCGGGATTAGTTGAATTAGATGATAATGGAAAACCTGATGACGAGGCGTTTCAATTTTTACTAAGTAAATATACTGATGAAATTGAACAAATTAATTACGAATACGCTGAACTTTATGATGAGTCATTAGTTGTTGGTTTAAGGGAGTATATTTTAAAAAAAACTTGTGATGTATTTTCAGAATTTGGAATTTATGAGAAAGATTGTGCCCGTCAATACTTAACAACAGTTTCGGTATTAATGTCTTTATGGAAAATGACTAATACTGATGAAGACTCAAATGTTTTAGATTTATTACATAATTTAGCAATACAAAGAGATTTAATAATTGATGAAGATTTATATGAAGATTATTACTCATATTTTGACGAAAAAAACTTTGACTCAGAATCATTTAATAGAACTGTAGAAAGACAATTAGAAAAAATAAAAGACAAAATTGATGAGGAAATAGATGAAGGTACATTACAAGATAGTATTAAAATACATAATCAATTATCAAAATTAGGTTATAATTTTGGTAGGTGGTATAGTTTACCTGACCAAAAACATTTTAATAAAATTGGAAAAAAGAACGAAAAATTTAAGTTACTTAACGTAATTGGGGGAAAAGTAGTATTCAATAGGTTAAATCCTGACAATGGAATAGCACAGTCCGCAATGGGACCCGAAGATTTTTTTAATTATTTATACCATCCAGAATTGTTTGAATCAAAAAAATGATTATCTTTGTCCTTATGGATAAAAATATAGAATTTCTTAAAACAGTATTATCAATTCCAACTCACACTTATCATGAAGATAGGATGATTGATTTTTTAATTGATTATTTAAGTGAAAAAAAATACCCTTTTAAAATTGATGAGTTGGGTAATATATACGTAACAAAAGGACTAATTTCAGAAAACGAATTTTATCCTTGTGTCGTTGCTCATACTGATACTGTACACCCTATTGACACTATCAATATTAGAGAAGAACAACGTAAAGATTCCAAAGGGAATTTAAATTTTAGTTTGAAAGCGTATAATGATGAAGGAGAACCTACAGGGATTGGGGGTGATGATAAATGTGGAGTATTTGCCTGTTTACAACTTTTAGAAGAATTTGAAGTTTTAAAAGTTGCATTTTTTGTGTCTGAGGAAGTTGGTTGTATTGGCTCAAAAGAGGCTGACCCTGTATTTTTTAATGATGTAGGGTACGCAATTCAATTTGATGCTCCTGATGATTATATGGTTACAGAATATTGTTTTGGTGTAAAAATGTTTGAAACTGATTCTCCGTTTCACACTACCGCTAAAACAGTATTAACTGAAAACATGTTATCAGAACCAAGATTTATGCAACATCCTTATACAGATATTTGGCAATTAAAACAAAAATTTGATTTTTCATGTATCAATCTTTCTGTTGGTTATCACTCGTACCATACAAAACACGAATATGTGGTTGTAGATGAAGTTTTTGCAGGTATTGAATCAGGTAAAAAATTAATTCAGGAGTTGGGAAATACAAAATATGTTTATAAACATATTCCTCGAGACTTAACAAAAGGATTTTTTAATTAAAATAAAAAAGGGGGTTTATTCCCCCTTTTTCTTTTTCCCTTTTTTAGTTGTTTTATTTTTTGTAAGGATAACATCTTCATCTTTAATTGAAATATTGTAGGATTCATTAATTTCAATATTATTCTTTAACACCTCATCCGACACAAAATCTTCAATTTTTTCTTGTATTGCTCTTTTTAATGGTCTTGCACCATATACCTCGTCAAATCCAACTTTAGAAATATATTCAATAACTGAATTATCAAATGTAATATCGTAACCAAGTTTAACTAACCTATTTGTTAATTTTGATACCTCAACTAAAACAATTTTTTGAATGTCTTCGTCTTGTAATGTGTTGAATATTATAATTTCATCTAACCTATTAATAAACTCAGGGGCAAAATAGTTCTTTAACTCTTTAGTAAGAATTCCTTTTTTGGCTTCTTCATTTTTATAGACATTTTTTGATGAATCAAAACCAATTCCAGCACCAAAGTCTTGTAGTTTTTTAACTCCAATATTTGAAGTCATAATTATTAAACAATTCTTAAAATTAATCTTACGACCAAAACTATCAGTCATATATCCTTCGTCTAAAAGTTGAAGTAACGCTGAAAAAATATCTTTATGTGCTTTCTCAACTTCATCAAACAACACTACTGAATATGGTTTAGTTTTTACTTGTTCAGTTAATTGTCCTCCCTCGTCATAACCCACATATCCAGGAGGTGAACCAATCAATCGAGATACTGAGTGTTTTTCTTGGAATTCACTCATATCTACCCTTATCAGACTATCTTCACTTCCAAATATTTGTTTTGCCAATTCTTTGGCCAATAAAGTTTTACCTACACCTGTTGACCCTAAAAATATAAATGAACCAATTGGTTTGTTTGGGTCTTTAATACCTAATCGATTTCTACGAATAGACTTTGCAATTTTGATAACCGCTTCTTTTTGACCTATTACAGACTTGTTAAGTTCTTCTTCTAAATTAATTAAAACATTTTTATCGTCTAAACTTAATTTATTTAATGGGATTTTTGTCATGGTTGAAACCACATCATAAACTAATTCCTCAGGTACGTCTTTTCTATTATGTAACAAATCCTCCTCAAATAACTTCTTTTCAATGTCTAAAAGATTTAAAACTTTTTTTTCTTTGTCCCTTAAACTAGCCGCTTCTTCATAATTTTGTTTTTTAACAACTAATAATTTTTGTTGTTTAATTTCCATCGCCTCTTTTTTTAATTCCTCAATAATCTCAGGGTTTTTAATATCAACTTGAGCTCTTGCTCCGACCTCGTCTAAAATGTCAAAAGCTTTATCTGGAAATTCTCTATCCGTAATATATCTCTCCGCCAAATCAACACATATTTGTAATATATTATCTGAAAATATTACTTTGTGGTAGTTTTCATATTTGTCTTTAACGTTTTTAAGAATTTGAAAAGTCTCCTCTTTAGTTGATGGACTAACTATTACTTTTTGAAATCTTCTATCTAACGCCCCATCCTTCTCAATTTGTTTTTTGTATTCATCCAAAGTTGTAGCACCAATACATTGTATTTCACCACGAGATAACGCAGGTTTTAATATGTTAGATGCGTCAAGGGAACCAGAAGCGTTACCTGCCCCGACAATTGTGTGGATTTCGTCAATGAATAGTATGACATTTGGATTCGCTTGAATTTCTTCTAAAATAACTTTTAACCTCTCTTCAAATTGACCACGATACTTGGTACCCGCAACAATTGAATTAATTTCTAAAGATAAAATTCGTTTATCTAAAAGATTTCTTGGGCAGTCACCCTCAAATATTTTCATAGCTAAACCCTCAACTATTGCGGTCTTACCACATCCAGGTTCACCTATGATTATTGGGTTATTTTTTTTTCTTCGAGATAATATTTGGGCAATTCTAATAATTTCGTTTTCTCTACCAACAACGGGGTCTAATTTACCTTCCTCCGCTAATTTAATTAAGTCTCTACTAAAATTATCTAAAACAGGAGTATTGCTATTAGTCTCCACTTTTTTCGGATTTTTCATTCCGTCTTCAACTGAGTCTGTCATAAGTTTTTTTATAAGATTAAGTCTATTTTATTTAAAATTCAATAATTTGATGTTATGATTTAAAAAAAACAATATTATGGCAATTAAAAGTGAAAAAATTGAGGGTACTAAAATAATTTGTGAGATAGAATCATCTAATCTTTCTAAGACAGATTATGATACAATAAGTAAAAAATTAATTGTGGAATTTAAAAATGGGTCGTCATACGAATACGAAAATGTTCCCCATGAATTATATACACAGTTCAGAATGTCAGAATCTCAAGGTAGTTTTTTTAGTAAAAGTATTTCAAAAAAATTTAAGTATAAAAAATTGTAAAATTTTAAGTATTTATTATTTGTGAAATTAGATAAAGAAATACTTCAAAGTTTTAATGTGAAAGATGAATTATGTCCTGACATTTGGGAGGGACAAGGTGAATCTACAAAATTAAAACCTAACGTAAGAAAAAAACTACTTCAAATTGCTGAATTATTTAGAGAATTTGTTGGAGTCAATTTTTTTGTTGACGACATTGTTCTAATGGGTTCATTGGTTAATTATAATTGGTCTAAATTTTCAGATGCTGATTTACATATAATCGTCGACTTTAGTGAGTTTGACCAAGATAAATTAGATGTTTATCAAGAATTATTTGAGGTTAAGAAAAAAATATTCGCACAAATTCATAATATAAAAATTTACGGTTACGATGTTGAATTATATATTCAGGATAAATCTACTGAAGCTGTGAGTTCAGGAGTTTACTCAGTATTAAATGATGAATGGTTATCTTTTCCCGAAAAAGAAGGATTCAAACTTGATAAGAAATTATTAAAACAAAAAATATCACAGTGGGTTAACATTATTGATGGTGTTGAAGATATTGTAAAAGATTTAGACGATGAAGAGGCAATTGAACTAGTTAAAAGTTACAAGAAAAAATTAAAAAAATTTAGAACTTGTGGTTTAGAAAAGGGTGGAGAGTATTCATATGAAAATATAGTATTTAAATATTTAAGACGTTCTGGACAAATCGGTAAATTACACAATTTACAAACAAAAATTGAAGACGAATCTCTGTCTTTAAAAGAAAATTTAAAATTTTAATCAATTTACATAATTCAAAGTATTTATTTATAAAACACTAAATAAAACAGCATTTTACTGCCTTATTAAAAAGTAAAAAAATATGAGTAAGTTAAAACCGGTTGGTAGCGAAAAATTACAAGGGTTGGATAAAATTCAACGTATTATGGAAATCGCTAGATATAAAGAGGTTATCCCACAATCAATAAATGAAGTATCATCTCGTGAATACCAAATAGTATTGGCAGATGGTCAAACGTATTCAATCGACAAAGAAAAATTGGGATACGTAATTAAGAAAAAAGTTAATGAGGATTTTGATTATGTTGAACCTATGAAAAATAGGTCTCATTATAGGTCTTATTCTCAGGCCTTTAAAAAACTTAATCTGATAGCTCAGGAAGTTAACAGATTAACTGAGACTGAAGAAAATATTTCTTTATTTAATGAAGACAAAAAATATTTGCTAAAAACACCAAAACCAAAAATGGAGGATGAACCTCAAGGTCCAGCACCTATGGGTCCACCATCAGCCGCGGCTGAACCATCACCTGCACCGTCACCTGAACCTGAAATGGGTGGAGAAGATATGGGTGGAGAAGACATGGGACCTGAAATGGGAGGAGAAGATATGGGACCTGAAATGGGAGGAGAAGAAGGGGAAGATATGGGGCCTGAAATGGGTAACGAAGGGGAAGAAGAAACTTCTTTTAAGGATATTCAAAAATTGACAGGAAAACTATCTCAAAAAATTAGAGAAATTGAAGACGAACAACCTTTAACAGGTAAAGATGTTAAGTACGTAATTAATTCAATTTTGTCGGCTTTAAATTTAGATGAGTTATCGAGTGATGATAAAGAAGAAATCGTATCTAGATTTGAAGAAGAAGATGAGGATAATATGACATCAGATGATATGGATTTTTCATCAAGTGAGGAAGATATGGGACCTGAAATGGGGTCTGAGGATGAGGAAGAACAGACTCAACCTGAAATGGGTGAATCGGCTCCGGCTCACAAATCGTCAATAGCATCGGACAATTTTGAAATGTACAATATGAATGAATCTAAAATTGAAAACATTCTTAAAGGTTATTTCTTTGAGTCTAAAGATGAAAAACAATACAAAAAAAATAGATTTTCATATGTTACAGATTTTGCTGTGACAAAAAAACAAGCTAATGTTGCTAAAAATTTAATGGAGGCAGCACCAAGTTTACATTTTGTTGGTAGAACAACAAAGAAAAATTTAATATTTGAAAATAACGGACAACAAGTAAAAGTTACTCCTAACGGTAATATTTTATGAGTTATTTAGTTTTTATAAATGGTCTTGGACCAAATTATAAAGGGGAAATGAGATATGAATTCATTTTCTCAAAAAATTTAGAAGTGTGGGGAGAGGATTGGGAACACGAGCCGGCAAACTCATATCCAAAACCACCTGAACTTGAAGATATAGAAAGTGTTGGGGTATTATCTGAAGGGGGAATAGAATTAGAATTGATACAAAATTCAGATTATTTCTCAATGAAAGATGCGGTAGATGGGGTTGTTTGTTTAGGTTGGGAAAGTGATAAAGAAAAGGACGAAAGATTGGTGTTTAGATTTGGTGAGAAAGAAGAGGAAACAAAAAATAAATTATACTCCCAAGACATAATTTTGGGTTTTGAAAAAGTATTGTAAAATGAGCTTAGTCAACAAAAAACAAGTATTAACAAAAATGGGATTCAGTCCAAAAACATTGTCTCTTATGACTGAGTCTGAAATATCAAAATTATTCAAGACTTTTTTAATTGAAACAAAAAAAGAAAATAAAGAAGCAGTTCAGGTAACTAAAATTGTGTTGGATAAAAATAATCCTACGGACGTTAAAACTGCGAATTTTTGTTTACAAAATCCTTCAGACTCAAAATGTAAAAATGTTGAGATGAAAGAGGGTAAAAAAACAAAGAAAAAAAATCCATGGGCTATTTGTACTTCTGTAATGGGTGCTGAATTCGGTACGAAAGAAAGAAGTGACTGGACAAAAAAACAAATGGATAAATATGAAAAATGTGTGGTTGGTGTAAAAAAATCAATTAAAGAAGGAAAAAATCCTATAGAAGTTTTGTTAGAAGATAAATTTAGAGGTATTATTGTAGAAAATTTAAGACCAAAAATAACAAAATCTGATATAATGAAAATGATTTTTGAAAACGTAGAAATGGCCGACCCTGCGGTTAAACCAAAAACAAAACCTGGAGTTAAACCCGATACAGATTATGACCCATTTATATCACCTGACCCCGATGACCAACCTGAGGCTAATACACCTGAACCAAAAACAAAACCAAAACCTGGTGTAAAACCTGATGTTGATTATGACCCATTTATTTCACCCGACCCAGATGACCAACCTGAGGCAGGTGCTAGAGGTTTAGAGAGTTTTATGTCGGCAGTTAAAAAAATGGGAATGTTAAAAAAAGGTAAGAGATGAACAACAAAAAAATTTTAATAGAACGAGTTAAAAAACTACTCAATGAGGCACCACCTATGAGTTTTGGTCCTGAATTAGGAGGGGCTAGACCAAGTAAAGATTTACAATCAAAGATTGAAGGTGGTAAATTACCATTAAGTCAATTTGGATTAACTCAAGCTCAAGTAGATTTTTTTACATCACAAGCATTTAAAGAATCTGTTTTGAATTTAGAAAGATTAATGGACAGAAGTTCAGGAGTTATTCCTCGACTAACAAGAGGTAATCAAAATTTAAAGAAGGACGCTCAAACCGCCTTTAGAGAATTATACTCTTTAGTCAGTGACCTATTAGGTGAGTTAATCCAACTACAAGGAAGAAATCAAGAAGAATTAGAACAAATCGCCAATGAGTCAGTTGAAAAGGCGATGGGTATTGACAGAAAGTTTTTTGACAATAAGTTAACACTAGATGGTAAGTTTACTCAGGGAGCATTACGTCAACTACAAGGAATGAAAGCAAAAGTTCAAAAAATTTCTGATGAAGAAATTATGAAAAAATTTGCAAGTGTTGATGAAGAGAAAAAAGAAAAACTTGAACAAATGAGACAGGAGTTTGAAAGTATGGGTGTCGAGTTTGATGAGGAGCAAGCTAAAAAGGCGATAGATTCTACTTTTAAAATGTCCCCTGAAGCGATTCAGGCGGCTAAAAAATCATTCTCAGATGAAGTTTCTAGAAGAATGATTATTAACTTATTCAGACGTGGTATGTCACTTTATTATGTAAACGCTTATGAAATATGTAAAGATAAGATAGAGAGTTTACCTGGTGGTGATAGAATTATCGAATTATCTAACGTGTTACAACCGATAATGTTACATATGTATTGGTTATTCCCTGATATTGGTTCTATGGGAACGACAGGAGGAGGACAAATCGGTCAGATTGAGGTTGTACCACCTAAGAGCGGAAACCAAGGTCAAAATGACGATGAAGAAGAGGATGAAGAAGAGGATGAAACACCAAAACCAACACAGCAACAATCATCATCACAACAACCGACAGGACCATTTATTATTAGAGCAAGGGCAATGACTTTACCATTATTAGTTCATGAATTAGTAAAAGGTGTTGCAATGTTCTTCACGTCAGCAGGTGGTGAAAAAACTGAACAAGGTAGATTGGCAAAACAACAAGCAAGTTCATTAGAAATTGAAGCATACGATTTAGTTTATGGTGAAAAATTCTTTATGGAATTTTACAAAGTTTTTAATAAATTAGTACCCGATAAACAAGAACAAAGAGATTTAACACCATTTGTACTTAAATTTTTATCTGAAGAAAAATATGAAGTTTTGGTTGAATTAGCTAAATCATTATTCACTTTAGGATTAACTGACCAAAATTTCGCTGAAAATTTTATAACACAGTTAGTTGAAAAATCTAAAAAATTAGTAAATAAAATGCAACAAAACCCATCGTATGTTGAAAAGAAAAAATACGGTGAAGAACAGTTTGACGATGAAGATTTTCTATCAGGATTAGGATTCTAAAAAAATATTTAAAAACCCCTCATTGAGGGGTTTCTTATTTAATATCATTTCAGATATTTATTATTATGAATTTAACTAAAGAACAAGTTATTTTGGAATATACCAAGTGTATGAAATCAACTCCATACGCTTTAAAAACATATTTACAAACTTACGACAATACTGTTCAAAAATATGTACCATTAGAATTATTTCCTGACCAAATAGGTTTAGTAAATGATTATGAGACGTATAATGAAAACATTGCTTTAAAATATAGACAGGCTGGGGTATCCACTGTAACCGCGGCATGGTCTTCAAAAAAATTAATATTTGCTTCTAAAAACAAACCTGAGAAAATATTAATTATTGCCAATAAATTAGATACTGCCGTTGAAGTGGCAAATAAAATTAGAGGATTTACCGAACAATGGCCTTCTTGGGTTGGTGTTACCTTTTCCTCTGAAAAAAATTCACAAAGACACTTTAAATTAACTAATGGTTGTGAGGTTAAGGCGGTTGCGACATCTAAGGATGCCCTACGTGGATATACTCCGACTATTTTAATATTTGATGAGGCGGCGTATATTGAGGCTGACGGGGATTTTTGGGCGGCTTGTATGGCGTCGTTATCTACGGGGGGTAAAGTTATTGTGGTTTCTACTCCTAATGGATTTGACCCAATTTATTATGAAATTTATGACCAAGCGTTAAAAGGTATGAATGAGTTTAAAATTTCAGAAATGGTTTGGTGGAAAGACCCAAGGTACGCTAAAGATTTACAATTATTAAATGTTAAAGACATAATACATTACTATTTGAATCGTAATGAATATCAAGATGTTGAAATAATTGATTACTCTAATAAAGAAAAAGACTTCGATGAAATACGTAGATTAGTTAATGACGGATATCGACCTAGTTCTTCTTGGTACGAATCAATGGTTAAAAAATTGAAGTACGATAAAAGAAAAGTTAACCAAGAATTAGAGTGTGCGTTTTTAGGTTCGGGTGATAACGTAATTGATTCAAACATTATTGAAAATATTAAATCAACAATGATTAAAGACCCTGTCAATAAGATGATTGGTGGTTCTTTATGGATATGGAAAGAACCTGAAATTGGACATAAATACATTATGGGTGTTGACGTTTCAAGGGGAGATAGTGAGGATTATTCGACATTTCAAATTTTGGATTTTACAACACGTGAACAAGTTGCGGAATATGTTGGTAAAATACCACCTGATATTCTTGCGGAAATCTGTTATAAATGGGCGATGATGTATTCGGCATTTATTGTTGTGGATATAACTGGGGGTATGGGTGTTACAACATCTCGTAAATTACAAGAGTTAGGGTACAAAGATTTATATATTGATGGATTAGACTCAACAAATAGATGGAAATGGGACCCAAAATCTCAAGATAAAATACCAGGTCTAAACTTTAACAATAAAAGAGTACAAATTATTGCCATGTTTGAAGAATATTTGAGACATGGATTAATTATAAGGTCTAATAGATTACTTAATGAAATGAATACGTTCATTTATATTAATGGTAGACCTGACCACCAAAAAGGACAACATGATGATTTAATTATGTCAATTGCAATGGCGGTGTACATTGGAGAATCTTCATTTGCTTCAATAACAAAAGTTAGTGAGCAGGCAAAAGTCATGATTGAAGCTTGGCAAGTTAATAATAATGAACCAACTTATAGGTCACAATTTTTTGACCCAATGACAGATTCAAACAAAAAACAAACAAATAATCAACCAAGTAAAAGTGATTATCAGAATTATGGATGGTTATTTGGGGGTATGAGATAATTATTCAATATGGGAGTAGAAGAATTACCAAATAACGGAAATAAATTTACAGGTTCAAGAATGATTGTACCTGGTGTTGGTTTAAATATTTATAAAGTTCAAAAAAACGATAAATTTGCAGTCAAAAGAAACCAATATGCGAATTCAATAAACGCATCCCCAACACCAACTCCTTCGTTTACCCCAACAAACACTCCTACACCAACTATTACTCCAACAAACACAATGACCCCATCTGTTACTCCAACTCTAACGCCAACACCTTCAAGTACTCCCCCACTCCCTCCACAAACATTTGTTTTAAGTGGTAATTCAACAACTACTGTTGCTGGGACATTTTCAGTATCCTCAAGTGGTGGGTATATTGATTATGGTGATGGGGCGACAACTTCATTAACATTAGGTACAAATGTAATTAATCATACATATTCGTCACCATATACAGGAGTAATAACTATAAACTATTTTGGTAATATCACTTCATTAAATATTAATAATTGTGTACCTGATAATAGTACAGTGATAAATGTTAGTACATCTGAAATTGTTAATCTTACAAATATTACACAGTTAATATTATCTAGTGGAAGATTAACGGGACAATTTAGTGATTTTACACCATTAACATTATTGACTAATTTAAATATTAAAAATGATTATACTGCAAGTGTAATTTCAGATATACCGCAAAATATTACACAGTTGATTTTAGGGGCTCAAGGGTATACCACAATTAGTGGTAACATAAGTGCTTTGTCAGGTAATAATTTAACATTCCTTGGAATCTATGGTACAAATACCGTAAGTGGTAACATATCAACTTTACAATCAACACTAAGTACTATTGCTATTTGGGGTTCTAATACAGTATCAGGAAATACATCTTCATTTAATTTCCCATCTTTAGATAATATAAATATACGTGGAAATAATACAATTGGTGGGGATGTTGTTAACCTACCTTCATCATTAACCAATCTTTATATTACAGGTAGTAATACATTATTTGGAAATATATCCGATATCCCGATATTAATTAACAATTTGACTATAGATTCTTCCACTGGTGGAAATTTAACAGGTAATTTATCTGATTTACAACGAACTGGGTTTTATCTTATAACTTTGTCAGCACCTAATCATACATTTGGTCTTGATATTGACACGATGCCTGTTGTTTCAGGAACATCATTTTATGCGAGAGTTAATGGAGACTTAACTGGAGACATATCAAATTTATTTGATTCAGGTTTAAGTTTCCCATTTTGTTCAATAACTATACAAAACGATAGTGGTACATCTTCAAGTATTTCATATACCCCAAGTACCTATCCATGGGGTTCTGTTAACCTTAAAACCTTTACAATTAATAGAAATGGAGGGTTATCAAGCACAATTGTAAATAATTTATTGATAGATATCGATTCGTTTGGAGGTGGAATTACTTGGGGAACAAATCCTGCGTGTGCTGGAGGTAGTAGTATAAACCTAAAAGGTACCAGAACTTCAGCTTCTGACGCAGCGGTTACGAGTTTAAATGGTAAAGGAGTTACAGTTACAATTACCCCTTAATCTTTAATTTAATTTGAAAGTATTTATATTTAAGTATGGCAGAAAAAAATTTTACAGTTTGGCAAAGATTGACACAGGCGTTTGGTCCAAATTCTTTATTGAATCAAGATTATCCTAGTTTAAAATTTGACAAAAAAGAACTTCTAAAAACAACTTCAAAAAGAGAGTATGAAAAAGAGTTGTTACAAGCTCAACAAACTTTTTATCTTTCGAATCAATGGACTAAAATTGAAAATAATTTATATACTCAAGCAACATATTATGAGCCAACAAGATTATCGGCTTTTTATGATTATGAGTCTATGGAATTTACTCCTGAAATATCGGCAGCGTTAGATATCTACGCTGAGGAGTCAACAACTGTAAATGAGGATGGTTTTATGTTACAAATTTATTCTGAATCAAATAGAATAAAATCAATATTGGCCGATTTATTTAATAATATTTTAGACATCAATACAAACTTACCAATGTGGACAAGAAACACATGTAAGTATGGTGATAACTTTGTATATATCAAATTAGACCCTGAAAAAGGTGTAATTGGTTGTATGCAATTACCAATCATCGAAATCGAAAGATTAGAAAGAGGTATGATGGCTAAAGGTAAGTCAATTGACGAGGACCCAACTAAAAAACATTTAAAATTCACATGGAAACACAAAGACATGGAATTTAATACTTGGGAAATTGCTCACTTTAGATTATTGGGTGATGACAGAAGATTACCTTATGGTACGTCTATGTTGGAAAAGGCTCGTCGTATATGGAAACAATTGTTATTATCTGAAGATGCTATGTTAATCTATAGAACTTCAAGAGCCCCTGAAAGACGTGTGTTTAAAGTATTTGTTGGAAACATGGATGATAAGGACGTTGAACCATATATCCAAAGAGTCGCAAATAAGTTTAAAAGAGACCAAGTAGTTGATTCTAAAACAGGTAACGTTGATATGAGATTTAATCAAATGGCGGTTGACCAAGATTATTTTATTCCTGTACGTGACCCTGCACAAGCGTCTCCAATTGAAACACTACCTGGAGCTCAAAACTTATCTGAAATTGCGGACATTGAGTATATCCAAAAGAAATTATTAACTGCGTTACGTGTACCTAAAGCTTTCTTAGGATTTGAGGAAGTTGTTGGTGATGGTAAAAACTTAGCGTTACAAGATATTCGTTTTGCAAGAACAATCAACAGAATTCAAAAGAGTATGTTGCAAGAACTTAACAAAATTGGTATTATTCACTTGTTTATGTTAGGATTTGAAGATGAATTATCTAATTTTAGATTATCATTAACAAACCCATCTAAACAAGCCGACTTGTTAATGGTGGACATTTGGAAAGAAAAAATACTTCTTTACAAAGATATGGTTGCAGACCCTGGTTCAGGAATTGCTGCGGTATCACAGTCTTGGGCTAAAAAACATATCCTTGGATTTTCTGATGAAGAAATTAAACTCGATATTCAACAACAACGTATTGAAAAAGCAGTTGGTGAGGAGCTTAAGAAAACTGCTGAAGTCATAGTTAAAACAGGTTTATTTGATAATATAGATAAACTATACGGTAAAAAAGAAGGTGAACCTGGCGGGGCTCCATCTGCACCGTCTGAGGGTGGTACACCTTCAGATTTAGGAGGAGGTGGTCCAATTGGAGGAGAAACCCCTCCACCACCCCCACCTGGAGGAGAAGCTCCCCCAACGGTACCTGAAAATTTAAATCCTAAGAATAAAGATTTAATTCTTGAAAAAGTTCTCAGAGAGGACGATGAGTTTGTGGACTTTGAAAAAAACAAAGATTCTATGAAAGAAATAAATGACACTTTAGAAAGATTACTAAAGTAATAATATTTATAGTTATGAAATTTGGACTTTATAAAACAGCAATAGAAAAAAAATTAGTTAACTCATTTGTTAGTGAGAATTTAACTAAAGACATGAAACAATTCAAAGATTTAGTTTTGAATTCTGAAGAAACTAAAACTTTATTTTTCATTTATGATAAATTAAATGAAAATTTAGGTTTAGATAAAGATAGTGCAAATATTCTTGTTGATGAAGTTATCAAAGAAACTAAAGACATTATTATTCCAAATAACCATTTAGAAAAATTAAATAAATGGTTAAAAAATGAATTATCTGAGTCAGAATATTCTCACATAGATAAAATTTTAAACACAAATATTAATAAAATTGAAGAAAGGATTGAAAGTAGAAAAATTGTTGTTGAAAATCTAATGAAAGAAAAACAAACAAAAAAAACTACCCCTAAATTACCTATATCATCTTTAAAGAAAATTGCAAACTCAGTAGCTTCAAAATATCTATCTAACTTAGACGAATCAACTCAAAAAGAAGTCATTTCATTACTTAAAGAAAATGAAGACGTTTTAGAAATTAAATTTAATGAGGAAAAAGAACAAGTTATATCTAAATTAAATTCCCTTATTGAGTCAGAAACAGAAGAAGAGACTAAGAAAAAAATAAATGAGACTAAAGAAAAAGTCACATCTACAATTTTTTCAGTTAACGAATTAATTAAAATTAAAGAACTAAATTCACATTTGGTTCTCTAATTTTGATTGTAGGTAAATAGCCTTTCTTTTTTCCTCTCTTTTAGTTGTACTTTTCTTAGCAAAATACTTTCTTTTAGTTAATTCTTTAACTTGTTTAACTTTGATAACTTTACTTTTAAGTTCTTTCAAAGCCTTTTCAATGTTTTGATTTTTTACTTTTACAATTAGCATTTTTTCTTTTTGACAAAAATATTAAAGTTTATTATATTTTCCAAAAATAAACGTATGAATTATGAACACAAATGAAGAAGGGAAAATCGGTATCTGTCAAAGGGTACAAAAAATTCAAGGCAAATTATGGAACAGTAGATTCTAAAAATTTAAAATCTTTTTATATAAATATACAATCATGGTTAACACCAAAGAAAGATGAGGAAAATTGGGAAAGAATTGTCATGAATTTTAATAGGTCAATTAGACACACAATTTATGAAATACTAAATTTTGATTTTATTGACACTAATTTTATAGTTGATACGGATTTAAGAAGTAGTGGACTTTCAGTCAATAAAAGTTCTTTTATGAACTTAGAAATAACTTTCTATATTAAAAATATAAATGATTTCAAATCTCCAATAATTAAAGATTTTGTTAAAACAATTATTGATTTAATTGATTCAGAAAATTTTAAAAACAACAAAAATTTTGTTTTTAACTTAACTAAAACAAACAAAACAAAAGTGAATAATATTTATTTATAAAATTCACAATGCAAGATTTGAAAATTTTAGGTCCAAAAGATTCAGGTAAAGGAATACTGATAGAAATGGATGCGGGATATATCTCACCGACAGAGTCTCGTAACTTGGCGGTAATACAAGAAAGTAAATCGGCTTTAGACTATTCAAAACCTTTTGAGTTCTATGCTGTTTTACAAAAATATAATACACCAAACAGAAATGGTAGAATTTATCCTGAAAAAATATTAAAAAGAGAAGTTGAAAATTATAAAAAAAATTATATATCAAAAGGAACCGCTCTTTCGGAATTAAACCATCCTGAATCATCATTAATTGATTTAGATAGAGTTTCTCACATAATCACTGAAATGTGGTGGGATGGTCATATATTACTTGGTAAATTAAAACTTTTAACATCACCTGGGTTTCACGAAAGAGGAATTGTATCAACAAAAGGAGACCAAGCCGCAAATCTTTTAAGACAAGGTGTTACATTAGGGATATCATCAAGAGGAGTCGGTTCGTTAGTTAAAAAGGGGGAACAAAATGAAGTACAAGAAGATTTTGAACTAATTTGTTTTGACTTAGTATCATCACCATCTACTCCAGGAGCATATCTTTTCCAAGATATGGCTGATAAACACAAGTACGAAGAAAATTTGCAAGAAGAACAATTACAAAAAGCTGAAAGGTCAACAACAAAATCACTTGATTTAATGAAAAAACTTAACGATTATTTATCAAAATAATTTATTATGGAAATGGACGAAAAATATTTTGTTGCAAAAATTCAGTACGATTTACCCGATGAAAATTCAGGTAAAATAAAAAAAGTAAGAGAAGAGAAATTAGTTAAAGGTTACAACGTCACAGATGTTGAGGCTAAAGTAACTAAAGCCTATGAATCGTTCTCTTATGATTGGAGAATTACATCAGTCGCTGAAAGTAAGATTGATGAAATTTTCGAATAAGTATTAATTTTTAAAGTTTATGAAAAAGGAGGGATTACCCTCCTTTTTTATTTTATTTACATTATGTGGTGAATTTTTCTAAAGTACTGAATATTTATCAAAAAATGCAAAAAATGGCAGAAAATAAAAACTTAGTTGAAGAAGCGGTAATCCAATTAAAAAATTTGGAAGAAGCTATCAATGAAAACGCAAAAGAAATACTTGAGTCAACAATGAAGCAAGAAATTAGCGAGCTTGTAAAGGAGTCTTTAAAAGAGGCTGAAGAAGAAGAGGAAACTGAAGATTTTGAAGAAGAATCTGATGAATCGGAAGAAGAAGAATCTGATGAATTTGAAATGGAAGACGAAGAAGGTTCTGAAGAAGAATTTGATGAGTTTGAAATGGATGATGAAGAAGAGTCTGACGAAGAAGGTTTTGAAGATGAAATGGGACAGGATGATGAAGTAATTGATTTTACACAAATGCCTGATTCTGATGAAACTCAAGATTTGTTATTAACAGTTTTCAAAAAAATGAAACCAGAAGATGAAGTCGAAATCCAAAAAGACGGGGAGTATGCACATTTGAAAGACGGTGACGATGAGTACCTTATTCCAATGAACGAATCTCGTGAGGATGATGACGATGACAATGACGACGAAGAATTTGAGTCAGAGTTAGAAGAAACTATCTATGAAATTTCTATGGACGACGAAACAGGTGAAATGGAAGAACAATGGCAAGGTTTGGCCGCTGATATGGCAATTGCCGCAGCACCAGTTATTGCTGACAAAATGTTTGGAGACGATGAAGAAGAAGAATTAGAAGAAACTATTTACGAACTTCACATGGATGGTGAAGATGGTGAAGATGATGATGAACTTCCTTCTCCTCCAAAAGAAGAAAGACCTGGTGGGATGTTTTATGAAAGAGACATGGATGTTGAGTATGAAGAAGATGAAGATGATGATATGGAAGACGGATACGAAGAATTTCCAATGGATGATTTAGAAGAAATGGATTATCAATCTGAAGAATATACAGAAGAAATGATGCATGAGACTACTAAACCAAAAGTTGGTAAGGGTGGTAAAATCGGAAAACCTAAATTTTCATACAAGAAAACTACTGGTGGTTTTAAAGAAAAAATGACAGCCGCTAATCCTACAAAAGGTACAGGTAAACCAAAGTTTGAATACAAAGAATCAACTAAAAAAATGAAGAAAGGTGAATTTAAAGAAGCTTCTCGTACATTAGGTTCAGGTTCAAAATTTAGAAAAGGTGGTCTACCGAAACCAGCCGCTCATTCGGCATTCAATATTAATATTGAAGAACACTATTCTTTGATGGAAGAAGTAGAAATGTTGAGAGCTAAAAATGAAGAGTACAGAAAAGCTTTGAATATTTTCAGAGACAAACTTAACGAAGTTGCTGTATTCAATTCAAATTTAGCGTACACTACAAGATTATTTACTGAACACACAACATCAAAGCAAGAAAAAATAAATGTTTTAAGAAGATTTGATTCTGTAGAAACACTTAAAGAATCTAAAAATCTATATAAAACTATTAAGGACGAACTTTCATCAACTACTAAAGGAAAAATCACTGAGTCAATCGAAAAAGTAATGGACAACGAACCAGTAATTACAGGTTCTGCTCAAAACTTAATTGAATCTAAGACTTACGAAAATCCTCAGTTTATGAGAATGAAGGACTTAATGACAAAAATAATAAAATAAACAATTAATAAAAATCCAAAAATAAAATGGGAGCATTATTAGAATCAGGTCTTGTTGGTAACATCGGTCTTAAGCACCTTAAAGTTATCAAAGAAGATACTATTAACAAATGGGACAAATTAGGGTTCCTTGAAGGTCTTCGTGGCCACCTAAAAGAAAACGTAGCACAATTATATGAGAACCAAGCTTCTCACTTAATCAACGAAGCTACTTCAGACGGAAATTCAGGTTCATTTGAAACTGTTGTTTTCCCGATTATCAGACGTGTATTCTCTAAATTATTAGCGAATGAAATCGTTTCTGTACAAGCGATGAACTTACCAATCGGTAAATTGTTCTTCTTTGTACCAAAAATCCAAGGTTACACTGGTACAACTCAGTTAACTAATGATACTACATCTCCATGGGCTCACAGAGCACCTGTAGGAGCACCTGGTAACTATCCTGGTGACCCAAATGCAGGTTATAATGATGCTGCAGCTTTCACTAAGAATCTTTATGATTTGTATTATGAAGGTAATGAGGCGGCTTTAGACCCACCTGGATTGTATGATTACTCAAAAGGACGTTGGTCAGCGACTACTGCGGCGACTTTCACTCAAGTATGGACAGGACAAAGATTAGTACAATCAGGTTATCCAAGTACTACTTACAGAAAAGTAATCGTTTCTTTATCTGGTTTCAGTACTTCAGGTGAAGGTAGATTAGTTGGTCCTGAAGGTAACCAAATGGATACTGAGGATTTCTTAGCAAGTTTACGTTTAGTTTCTTCAGCAAATACACAAAACCCATTATTGTTCAGAGTTGTTACTCAAGTATACGGTCAAGGTATTGTTAACTACGGTTCACAATCACAAGCTGCTTGGCCAACTCAAGGTAACGGTGGTTACTACAATAACATTTGTAGTGCATCTGGTGTTATCTACTTAGAAGTTGATTTAAGTGTACCTTGTTCTGTAACTGATAACAGTTTAGATGGTTATTCAGGTTCTACATTCGCAGCTGACACAGCCACTGGTTCTATCATTGCGGTTTATAAAATCTATGAAGAACTTGAGTTTGAAGACGCTATCGGTGAAGTTTCTTTTGAATTAGATTCAGTAACTGTTACTGTAACTGAAAGAAAGTTAAGAGCTCAGTGGTCTCCTGAATTGGCTCAAGACGTTGCGGCATTCCACAACATCGATGCTGAGGCTGAATTAACAGCTTTATTATCTGAACAAGTTGCGGCTGAAATCGACCGTGAAATCTTACGTGACTTACGTAAAGGTGCAGCTTGGCAATTACGTTGGGATTACAACGGATGGAAGAGAGGAACTGCAGCTAACCCATTAACTCAGTACACTCAAAAAGACTGGAACCAAACATTGATTACTGCAATCAACCAATTGTCAGCACAAATCCACAAGTCAACACTTCGTGGTGGAGCTAACTGGATTGTTGTATCTTCTGAGGTTTCTGCAATCTTCGATGACTTAGAATACTTCCACGTATCTAACGCTTCTCCTGAGCAAGACCAATACAACATGGGTATTGAGAGAGTTGGTACTTTAGCTGGTCGTTACCAAGTATACCGTGACCCTTACTTCCCGCCAAACCAAGTTTTGATTGGACACAAGGGTACTTCATTACTTGACACTGGTTACGTTTACGCACCATATGTACCTCTACAATTAACTCCAACTATGTACAATCCATTCAACTTCACACCTATCAAAGGTATCATGACACGTTACGCTAAGAAGATGGTTAACAACCGTTTCTACGGACGTATCACAGTTGACGGTGTACGTACATTTGACTTGAGAGAGTTAAGATAATCTATCTTAAACCAAATATAAAAAGGTCAGAGAAATCTGACCTTTTTTATTTATTAAACTATTTATAAAATATTAAATAAAAATTAAGAAATACAATTATGGCAATATTAAGTGCAAATACATTCTATAACTACACTAATGAAAAACAAGGAGCGTTTAATGGAGGTGTTTACTCAGGTAGTACACAAGTTCCACATCCTATTGCGGGTAGTCCGACAAACTCTAATGACATTATAGTTGATTATAGTGCGGTTACTTTAGGAGGATTTAATGGTTTAAATAGTTAACAATTATAATTTAATTGTTAAGATAAACTATTCATTATATTTTCAATCTTAGATGCACTTCCAGAAACTGCACTATTTCTTCTTGACTGAACCGCAACTTTTTTAAGTTCAGATACTGACGTATTACCTTTTTCCACCTCTTCATTAATTGCGTTTGCAAATTTTTGAAAAAATCCTGAGCCATTCCAAGAAGCGTATATAAAGTGGAATAATAACGCGTTACTTTTCATAACAATATTTTTAGCCTCAGGAGATAAGTATTTATCAGCAAGTTTATTAAAATGAGGTTCCATTATTTTAACCACCAGGTCTATTAGTTTTTGTTCTAAATTACCACCTCTATAATAACGTTTCCAAACTCTTCTATTTTTATTCCCATCAATCAAATTCCAAAATTCAACACCGGCATTGCTTGTATTTAATGTTCCTCCGTGTTTCCTATCAATTCCAAACATAGTTTCACCTGAGTCACCCATTCCTGAAGATTTATGCCATTGTGGGTTAAAATATCCACCTTCTAATTTATTAATAACTAATTCAGTCATTTTTTTAAAATCTCCTGATATTGTACCAAATGAATTGTCTGAACCATTATTGGTAGATGTGTCAGATGTATTAGAAGAATCTTTATCATCTTTGTTAATTAATTTACCCCCAATTCTTTTTTTCACCCTATCAAGCATTGCTTGTATGAACGAATCACCAACAATATTACTATCATTTTGTTCAGTGATATTATAATTTACAATTTTTTTTAATTGTTCTTCAGTAACTTTAATTTTCATATCTTATCTCCAAATTTTTCATAGAAATATTTAAGGATTGCAAAATTCATATGAGCGTACCCTTTAGTACAGAATACGTGTCCTGAATAAGAACCTTTATCTTTATTTGAACAGTACCATTCTAATCTTTTTCTTGTTTGTCCATAAAATCCAGTAGTTCCCCAATTTTTTGGGTCACAAACCAAATAAGTATTTGGTCCAAAAGATATTCCTGTTTCGTATGTTGATGGGTCAATTAAACCGACTAATTTTAAACTACTATCTTGAGCATAATTCCATGTTTCTCGTCCACCTTGTGAAAATCCTGCAATAGATGATACCACTCCACCAAATTTTTCTTTTACGTATTTTTTAACGTTGTTTAAATTATTAAAATGGTGAGTAATTACAATTATTTTATTATTACTGTAAGGTCTCAAATAAGGTATGTATTTTTCCATTGCGGAACGATTTGCGGTACCCTTTGAGTATCCTGAAGTATGAGCTCCCCCAAAAAATACGTGTACTTGATTACCTTTATATGAATCAGATTTAATAATCACATATTCATTATCTCCTGTCACTTCTGAATTAGTTTCTGATGGTTTTGTTTGAACTTTTTTAGGGTCTTGAAGTCTCTCCAAAGTTTTTTTATCTACTGATGATGATACAGTTAATGATTGGTCTTCTTGAAAAGTTTCTAATGCCTTTTTAGTTTTAGGACCAAATAAACCATCAACTCCACACTTACCTAAGTCATAGTTCAAACGGTTCAAGATGTTCTGAATTTCGGTAACTGGTGACCCCATATGACCAATTCTCATTACAACATCCCCTTTTTTAATTTGTTCTAACGTTGGGGACTCTGAATATGACTTTGTTGGTTGACAACCAGACTTCTTAAATTGTTTTACGGTTTCTTTTTCAAGTTTAGGGTCTACTTTATCACTTTTATAATAATCATCAATTTTAGAATTCGGTATAACTTCTGTTTTACCCCCACTATTTAAAGACTCTCCCCCGACATAAAATAAATGCCAAGGTTCTGCTTTACGCAGTACACCATCTCTTAAATAAGATACTTTAAAACCAAATTTTCCACAATTATTTTCAACCCATTTTTTAACATCTGAATTCTGATTCCACCAAGACGGTTCAACACTTATTATATCAAATGCCTTTCCTGTATGATGTTGAGAAAATCCGGGTAACGCAGAATACTTTTGTCTTTGTGACACACCACCATCCCTTTTTATTTTACCACCAAATGTATCGACTTGTTTGGAATAACTTCTATATGATGAGACCACGGTAGCTTTAGATGACACCTCAGGAAATTCTTTTTTTAATGATGATAACAATTTTGATATTTGGATTTTTGCCTTTGAAACCTCCCCACCATTGTCTTCATAGTACTGACCTTCTTGTTTCATCTCATCATCCACATGTTTATCATTAATTGTAGTATTGTACTTTGATTCAACACTTGATAAAGATGATTTAATATCAGAAGGTAAATCTCTATTAACTTTTTCAGTTAATAAACCATATTTTTTTAAAATATCATTTTTTTCAGATTCAGAAATAATTAACTTTCCCATTATTTATAAATATCTAATAAGTACGGAAATAAATTCCGCCTCCGATAAACTATAAATACCCTGTTTGTAAGAATAATTTAGAATTCTTCGGATTAAGTCTTTTTTTTGGGGGTCAGTTAAATTTTGTATTAAAAAGGATAAATCTTCATTTGGATTATAATTTATTGTTTCAAAAATTGTTTGATTTGGTATTTTTTCTTCATGAGTATTATCCATAGGTGATATATTTATATAAATAGTAATATTGATTAATAATGAAAGAAACCCATTTAATAAAAAAAATAAGGGAGATAATAAAAGAAACCAACTCAAGTTCAGCAGCAGGATTTTATAACGTACCAATGAGACCCGGATTAAGATTGTGGAAGAAAAAAGAAATGGGTGCGTTTACTGAAAAACTTAATGGGTACGATAACGCAGAATTATATGTTGACGCGTTAGATGGAAATATTGACACTAAAAATGCAAAGGAAAAAGAGAGAATCTCAAGAAAAATATCTAAATATTATGATAAACACCCAACTCAAAACGATGATGATGGTAATGTTTTAAATGATGTCAATATTAAAGAAGCAACATATAATGATGGAGGTGAATATAGCGCACCATTAAGTTTTGAGCCAATTAAATGGGATAAACATACTATGGCACCATATGTATATCATTCCACTCATGACCATAATGAAAAAGGTAAATTAGGTAACATTGGTGGTAAAGTATCATTCAAACATGGATATATGGAAAAACCACACCCAAAAAAAGGTAAGTCAAAAAAAATAATAACACCTAAAGAAAATAAAGATGTAGTTAATGAGGATTTAGCAGTTTGGTTTGGTAAAAAAAAGAAACCAAAAGGTAGTAAACAACCTAAAGGTCCTTGGGTTAATATTTGTAAAAAAGTAGATGGTAAACATCCACCTTGCGGAAGACCTCAGGCAACTGATAGAGCTTACCCAAAATGTAGAGCTGCGGGCGTTGCTGGGAAAATGTCAGATTCAGAAAAAAGAAACGCGTGTCAACAAAAAAGAAGAGCAGAAAAAACTCATTCAAAATCAGGTACAGGTAATAAACCTAAAATGGTTTCTCATAAAACAAATGAAAATATGTCAAAAAAAATTAAAATTACAGAATCACAATTAAAGAACTTGGTTTATTATCTTAATGAACAAAATACATTACCAATAACTTTATCATGTATAGAACCTGATAACCCAAGTTCTCCAGGAATACAATTTAAAAATTTAAAATTTGTGAATAAAGGTACACAAACTTTAAATGATAAAGAAGAGACAATTTATGTTTTTGAGAAGACTAGTCTTGAACCTTATAAACAAGAATCCGTACAACAAAAATTTACAACAGTAAAAATTGAAAACCCTGAGTTGGTTAAAGTTTTAGAACAACGAGGATATAAGAACGTATCAAATTTTAGTTTTTTAAAAACCTACCATCTAAATAGAAAGTTTTATTGTGGAGTCTTCTTCACAAAAGATAACGATAATTCAGATAATTTTGCAAAAACAAATGATATTGTTTCATTAAAACCAACAAAGTAATTTTATTATTTTGTAGTTAAAGAATCTAATTTTTGTAAATCATCATTAGTTGTAAAATACAAACCAACAAATTTGTCAAACTCACCTTTAGGTAATTTTTTAAGGTGTCTCGCTAAAGTTTGTTGTGAGTACCAATCATCAGAATGTTTTTCTTGATTTTCAATAACACAAGTTTTTGTTTGTTTACAACATTCTTTGTTTGATGTACAAGAGGACAATAGAAAAACAACTGATAATAAAAAAATAAAAGATTTCATACTTATAAATATTTAATTTTATATTGTAAAGTTACTTAAAAATTTTGATTATTCAAAATATTTATTAAAAAAATGAAAGTTTGTTTAAAATACCCAAAAAACACTTTAACTAGTAAGGAACTAAAAGTACTTGGTAAATTTATTCAGTTATTACAAAAAATAATGCCACTTTCAAACAAGATAAAAATTGTCTTTTTAGATGAGAGAGTTGGTAAAATGACAACAGGTTCTTATAAAAAGAGTAAACACATTATTAAAGTCTTAATTAAAAATAGGTTACTTGCCGATTTGTTAAGAACGTTATCCCATGAATGGGGGCACGCTTTTGATAACGAACATATTAATTTTGAAGATAGGAGAGAAGTTGGGGGAGAATCTGAAAATTTTGCAAATGCAATATCAGGAGCTGTAACCAAACACTTCATCAAAAAAAATCCTCAAGTTGAGGATATTATTTTTGAGTAATTAATTACAAATTTTAGAATAGATAGTTTCTAAAGAATGTTTGATTTGTACATCTAAATCTTTTTCCATCTGTAAAGCCCTTTCTTCCATCTCTTTTTTGAAAAAGTCTTTTAATTTTGACCAATCAATATCAGGTAGTTTAATAAAATAACTATAAGTATGGTTAGTAATTGTTACCTCACCATCTTCCATAGTAATAAAAATACCATATTGCTCGTTTTTAATGTATTTTTTACGAGAAATCGGGGCAATTAACAACTCAGAATTAGGATTGTGAATCAATCTTCTACAAATTGCGGTACATTGATTTATACGTGTCCTTTGAAGTTTTCTAAGTTCACTTTCATTGATACTTCTAACAAAAATTTTGTAACGGGCAATTAATCTTTTTAGTGACATTTTTTATTTATTTATGTCTACAAAGATATTGCAAAAATTTTAATTTAACAATAAGGTGATGAACATTTTTTCTTACCATCTAAACCTGGCATTCTTCCTTTACAAACCTGAACTGCGTATCCGTTAGCGTATGCACTAGGGTAAACTTTAAACTTTGATTTTGCTGCGGATTTACCACGAGAACAAAGTTTTGTTCCTGACTTTTTACGACCTTCATTCATTTGATATAACGCCAAGGCTTCATCAGGGTTTTCATTATCCATCGCCATTGACATATCGTCTAAAACATTGTCATTTTCCATCATATCACCATCATCTACATTCATAGACAATTCCATACCATCTTTTTTTGTTTCATTCATTAGAAAGTCAAATACTTGGTCCATATTGTTTTTTGCCTCAGCAATATGGTCTTGAGCCCAATCATGTCCATTAGATAGAATCTCCTCAACCATATTACGGTCTAAATCTAACAATAAACCACATTGTCTTCTCATTTGTTCTAAATTACTGAAAAACATATATCTTTCAGATTCTTCTTTTAAAATTTTTTTAATTAATTTTTCCATATTATCCTTTTAATTCTTCTTTTAATTGGTCACAAATTATAGAAAGAAAAGATTCTATTTCTCTTTCTAAACCCTCATATTTTTCAAACAAATTTTCACCATCATTAGATTCAAAATTACAAACTGAATATTCACCATCAGAAGTACAATAAATCTCACCATAATATTCATCACCACTAATTGTAAAATAACCTGAATGAATAATTTCATCTAAATTTTGTTCAGTTACCTCATACTTAAATGACATTGACGGAATTCCGGGAGATTCGTCAAATCTCCAAGTTTCACCACTTTTAACCAATTCTTTTGAAGTTGTTAATTCTTCATCGTCTAAAAACTCATTATTTAATGAATAGTGGTCAAGATATTTTTTTTCTTTATCGGTTAAAGATTTCATACCTGATGAATTAATTTTGTCAAGTATTGCGTCAATTTCTCCCATCCCCTCAGATAAAAATGTATCTATTATAAATTTTAATTGAGATTCTTTAAGTATTAATTTTCTCATTTTTTATTAACTATTTGAAACTTTAATGTTCTTTTATAAGTATCTATTTCACCTGAAGTTAATACTTTTATATCTACAAAATATTCGTTTGGTATTTTATCTCTAGTGTCGAAAATAAAATAAAATTCATTTGAAGTCCGATTAATTTGAGTCCAATCTTGTACTTGAACTTCTGTTTGTCCTTCTCTAACATAAATTCTATAATATGATTTTACTTTTTGTAACGTCTCATTATTTGAATAAGCCTTTTTAATAATCACACCTACTTTCCTTACGTCAGTATTTAATATTTTTTCGTCTTGTTTAATTCCGTAAAAATCAAATCCATATAGTTTAGGGTCCTTACTTTGTATACCAATTTGAAAAGATTGTGAAAATGGTAAAGCAATAAAATCATTTGTTATTGACGGTAAATTATTATTATTGTATTCCAAATTTTTCCATACATCATTATATGTACAAGGACTATTAATTGTAATAGGAGGAATTTCAACTTTGTATATCCCTTTAGTAACTAAACAAGTTGATAAATCTTGGAATAAAACCGACCCATTGTTACTAATTATATCAACTAAAGGAGTTGTATCTAAATTTGTGAAATCACCATTAATATAAGAATATAAATATAAATTATTTGTTGTGTTACCATAAAAAGAATTTCTATCATCATCAATTAAATCATTATAATTAGTTTCTAAATATGGTTCATAAAAAGTTTGAGTATGTCTTGTAAAAAAACCAACAACATAGTTTTCGGTTAAACCTGTTAACGTTTCTAAGTCAGGTAAAAATGCAATTCCCCAACCCGCAACTTCCGCACCATTTAAAATTGCATTTACCTCTGAGGTCATATTGAATTCAATATCTTCATTACCAAATTCAAAATGTTGGGTATCAACAATTGTTATTGCGGAGTAATTTATACCATTACCTGTAGCTGAGTTAGTATTGTCGTATATACCTGGTGTTCTCCAAGTGGTTGTTGTAGTTAAATTATACCAATTTGATGGTCTTTCTGAAAAAGATTTATCATTAATTTCTTCACTCGGTGTTAAAACTCCTGTTGGGGTATTAGAAGTTTTATTAGTTGGATAAAAGTCGTACCCAACACCTTCATCCCAAGTTACAAAATTGTTATTTTGATTATAAGTTGGGGGTATTCTAAATAATATTAAATCAAAAGAAGTTGCTCTTTTTACCCCTTCGGAATCTTTGGTGTTTAATAACTCTTCATCAAAAGATGAAGTATTTGTCATTCTTAATGTATGAGTTATTTGACCATTACAGTCAGTTGAAATTACTCCATTATTATATTTTTGTATTAAATCACTTAAATCTAAATTAAAAATAAATCTTGAATAAGATGTATTTGTGAATGAATCCGAGGTCGGTCCAAAATAAAGTTGGGTAACAGGATTCCTACCTGTGTTAGTATAACTATTATATAATAATGTATTATTCTTGCTAAAATAAGATTTATGAACTGACATTTATAAATGGTTTATTTATAAATATCAATTAATACGAATATTTTGGTTTAAAACAGTATTTCTAGCATCTGCTAAGGCATCTCTTAACTTTTGTTTAGTTAATTTTCTAACACCGTATGGACCTTCATCGGGGGCTTCGTTTGGGTTGTGTATATGGTCAGTAACAAAATCAACTATTAAATCTAATAAATCTAATAATTTTTCTCCCCTAACTGAAGAATTAGTCTTATCAACAAAAGATTCTAAATCTTCAATACCTAATGTATCAATACTTTTTGATAAATTTACCTGCTCAGTACCGATTGACTGTAAATGACTTAATAAAAATATTGTGTCGGCACCTATGGTTGTATAAGTTTCATCTATTTTTTCAACTTCTTTTTCATAAACTTCTTCTTTTTTGGGTTTTGGTGGTTGTACAAGTAAATTTTTACCATAAACAATTGACGATTCTGAAGATGTAAAATATTTTACAAAATTTTTAAAATCATTTGAATTTTTACTTATAATCGCATTTGAATTTCTTAACCCATCTGAAATATTTGGACCAAAACAGAAGAAAGATGGATATCTTGGCTCTTTTATTTGGTAATTTGGCATTGGTGGTATATTAATCAATCCCAAATCACCAAACGATTTTTCTAAAAATGTATTAATTAATGTGGTTGCAGATATTAATGTCAACGAGTTAAAATCGTACTCAAATAATGTGCGACCTATACAGTCTGAAAAATCAGTATCTTGATTAATATTATTAGATAAAGTTTTTTCATTTTCTAATAATTCATAAATTTTAATACTACCCGTAAAAGTACCGTTAACTGGAGGATTTGGGTTACTTTCTAAATTATCAACATCGTAAATTATTAATTTTTTAACAGGTATAGAATCTGTTTGGTTATATAAAAAAATTGTAGGTTCGGGATTTGTAGTGATTTTTTCTTTAAAATGTGATAAATTTACAAATGCTCTATTAAAATTTCTTTTTGGGATTTGATTAGGTACAAATTCATAAACTTTACCTGCTCTTAATAATAAACTATCGTCACCTAAAACCATATCTGAGGTACCTCTTCCCATAACCGCAACTTCTGAATTTTTAGGAAAAACTCCTTCGATGTTTTGGTTAATTAATTTTGGAGACCCGTAATTAAACGGTTTACCCTTTGTATTTGATGATGGACCAACTAAAGATTTTGGTTGAGATATATTATCTCCCTGTCCTGTATTTGCTAAAGTTTGTTCATATGTCTCACCTCCAATATTTAAAATGTTTGACGGAGAAAATTGTATCCAATATTGGTCCTGAAAAGTACTCTCAAATGGATTTGCGTAAAACAATAAAACAGTCTCACCTTCTTGAGGTGCTTGATTAAAAAAAATAGGTAATAATGAAACAAAAACGTATGGGTCATTATCCGACCATTTTGTAAATGATGTTTTATTTAATGCCGTCTCATCAATTCCTTGCGGGTATGCCCTTATTTTAAGAGTACCCGGTTGAGATGCTCCATCAACGTCTAATACCTTACCTAATTTTATTATTTTTTTATTTACCATTTCTATTTTGATATTCTTCTAAAATTCTATTGTATAAAGATTCAACTTCGTCAAAATGAGTTGTCATTTTTAAAATAATTTGTTTTGTAGTTTCAAAATTATCTTTTAAAAAATCCATCGCAGTTTCTAACTCTTTATTACTCTTATTTTTATAATCTTTGATTATATCTAAAATTTTTTCTGTGCTTTTATCTGTCTGTATCATATTTAAAACTTTTTACCGTATGCTGAAGATGGGATAGTAGTTCCTCCACCAAATGCCGCTACAGCGAGTGCTGGTATCGCAATCTGTACTTTACCATTTGCGGCCTCTTCTTCCGCCATAGATTTCATTTGTGCCAATTTTGCTAATACAAATTTATTTGGAGCACCACTTGGTAAAGAACCTGTGGGTATACCTAATTTTTGTAACTCTTCTAATGTATTTAAAAAGGCTCTAGTGTAAGAATACCCGTCTAAAGCTTGAGATGCAAAAAGTAATGGTAATGGTATTGCATTACCTAAACCAGTTGTCGCAATTCTAAATAGTTTTAATAGTTCATCTATCACTGATTTACATTGTCGGTAATCAGATATAAAACTTGCTACAACAATTAGTAATTGAACTAATTTAGTTATCATTATAATTTTCATAGACGCCTTTTCTTTAGCTAAATCTTTTACAATGACTTGTAGTAATTCAAAAATATCTTTTTTAATTTGTTCAAATAATTCTTTTATAAAAATCGAAATAATTTTTGAAATTAAATTAACCACCAATTTTTTAAATTTTTTGAAAAAATCACTAACATTATCAATTAAATAATCAATATTTTCACCAGCCCCTTGAGTTAGTGATTTAATCATTATCATTAATGGTAATATTACTTTAGGTGATAAAATAGACATCACCAAACCAATTGGTAAATTTTTTAAAAAATCAGTATTCAAACTTAATTGGTACGCGGGTAAATTTGCGGATAAATTAACGTATTTATCTTTTTCAAGATTACTTAATATTGAATCTGTTAAATTTTGAACTAACTCAAGTTCATCATTTTTAGTTGTACCACTTAAAATTTCTTCTAATCCTTGAAATATTAATTCACTATCAATTGGTAATTGAACATTATCACAATCAGTTAATTCAATAATACCGTTTAAAAATTTAGTTCTTTCTTCCTCAATCTGACGTATATTCAAAGAAGTTAACTCAAAAAAATCTTCTTCAATCCCATCCAACTCTGGTATTTTTGATGAGCCCTGAACGTCAATTTCAGTTGCTGAGTCAAAACACAATCCTAAAATTCTTGTAATAAATTTATTCATTTTAAGACTCGCGTCCAAAGTATTTGTACCCGCTTGTACTGATAATGCTCCGGTAAGTAAATCTGTTATTTTACCAGCGTATAGATGAGTTTCAACAATATCTATACTTTGATAATAATCGACAATAAAACTAGATACTTTGTTTGCAACAGGACCTGAATTGTCTAACATCCTATTTGATAACTCAACTTTGAAAAATTGACCACTGTTACCTTGTCCGTCAGTTTGAACAAAAGTAATATTAAATAAATCTTGACCTGATGCTCCTTTATATAATAACCCTTGGTTATCTGGTGAACTTTGATAAGACTCGTCAGGATTTTGAGTTCTTTTAAATAACTCTTTATTTAAACTTTTTTTTGTATCTGATGCGTTAAATGATTTTTTTTCGTAATAAATTTTACCCCTTTTAGTTGATGGGTCTATTTGAAGTTGTTTAAAAAAATCAATTGAATTTATATTAATATAAATAGGTTGGTTTGAAATGAACTCTTGTTCTGAATCACAATTAATTGCATTTATAATTTCCTGTACAATTAAATTACGAATTTCAGGTTTTTTCTTTTCAATAGTTTGAATAAATTTATTTTTCAAATAATTGATTGTATTTTTACCTTTACCTTTAGTTAAAGTATTAATATCAAATAACTGTGAAAACTGACTTTTAGTGTCTTGTCTAATTTTTTCAGCATTTTTTTTAAGTTCCTCTAAACCTACTTGACCTTTAGATAATAATGATTCTAAATTATCTCCTTGGTTTTTTAAAACTTCTTGTAACGAAGTTTTCGCCTCAGTGTACGATTTAACGGAACTAATTTCCGACTTTAAATTTTCATAACTATCATCTAAATCTATTACCATTATAATGTTAGATTAATATTTGTGTCAGAGTCAACATCTTTTTCTATTAATCCTTTTAAAACCTCATCATCAAATTCTAATAAACTAAAAGATTCAGTTTGAGAATTTTTTTCCCAAATATTTGCTTGTAATTTTGAAAGACTTAATTTTTTCTCGACACACTCGTTAATTATTTTTTGTTGTTTTTCGATAACTGGACCAATTAAAGTCATGTCTTCAGGTTCTTTCATCATAGAAATCATCTTATTTTGAATCCTGAGAGCTGTTGACCTTTGTTCAACTAACTCATTATAGATTTCCTGCATCAGTGCTTGTAACGATTCTTTAGTGAAATTAATTTCTTTTTTTCTTGGCTTAGTCATATTAATAAATATAAAATTAAGAGTTTTATGATTCTTGCTCCGTTTTGATTATGTTATCATAAAGTATTTTATATTTTTTCATACTTGTTCTTATTTCTTTTGTTGACAGATTTGTCATCTCTCTTAATGATAATAAAATTAAATTTTTGTTAAATTTATTATTATCGGATGTTTGAAAAATTTGTTTATAGTTTTCCAAAATATCACATAACGCAACCCCAAGTTTGTATTCATTTGTACCCTCGTCAAATTCATTAGATTTTTCTTTAACATTTTGTAACAATTTAATTAAAATGTTTTCTTTATCATCTTCCTCATCATCTATATAATATGACATATTTGGGTTATTTTCTAAATCACTTGATATATCTTCATACGAAATTTTTCTATTTTGTTCTTTTTGGTCTTTTAAAATTTGACCCATTAAATAGTTTTTACAAATAGTTCCAAAATATGAATATGCCTTTTTTTCTTTTGACGGACTAAATTTTTCAATTTTAGTCATTAAAAAAGAATGAGTGTCGGTATGGATTTCATAAAAATCCATGTCTTTTCGATATAATTTATATCTTCTAATAATGGAAGATATCATTTTATCTAAAGGATGTCTTAAATAATCATTATATATCTTATTCTTTTCATCAAAAGTAGAAGCAGTTAGGAACATCCTAACTGCTAATTCTTCTCTTTGGTCAAAATAGTTTTCATTTTCAGATTTACTTTTTTTACCCTTTTGAATGATTATTGTTGTTTGTCCTGAATAATCATTGACCATTAAACTTCTTGTGGTTCGTATTTTATTTGTCTGTCATCATTGAAAAAATATTCTTTTTTCGCAGAATTAATCCAAAATTTAACCTCATCTTCAGATAAAACATTGTCACCATTTTTGTAATTCCAAAAAATACCTCCATGTCTTAAATTAATATGTTTGTAACCTAATTTTGGGATTGTCATAATTTTTGAAGAATTATATGTTAAACGTAAGAATAACTCATAAACAAATGTTAATTTTATTGAAGGCTTAAACCCTCCAAAATCAAGAAATGTACTTTTCTTAATCACCATTCCTGATGTTTGGAAATTTTGATATGAGTGTAAGGTATCATTAGTTAGATACCCCATTTCTTGACTAAAATTAGATGCAAAAGTTGCCTCATTTGTGAATCCGGCAAACACACCCTTATCGTCAACGTCAACTACGATTGGTAAAAAACAATCAACATCGTCATAAATTTCAGAATATTTTTTAACATTTTTAAACCAAATTTTAGAATACTCGTCATCAAACTCAAGAATTGATACCCATTTTGTTTTAGATTCTTTAATACCTAAATTAACTTGACTACAAAAATTAGGTTCTTCTGTGTACTCAATAAGTCTGATATTTAAATCACCAAAGTCAAATGAGTTTAAATATTTAACTAAATTGTCTTCAAGTGTGTGAACTATAATTAGTTCAGATGGTTTAACTTCTTGGTTTTGTACAGATTGTATTGATTTTTCAAAAAAATCAGTAAAAAAAGATGCGATTGCGGATTTAATTGGTAATACTACCGTTAAGTCAAAATTGTTCTCCATATTATGCTTCTACTTTAAATTTATTAATTTGTTGTGAAAAATATTCTTCTCTTGAAGACAAATATTTTTTAAATAAGTCAACTATTGAATTATTGAACTTTTCAGTTGAACTATATTTTTCTGCGGTAATAGTACCATTCTCATATAATTTTTCAGATATATTATCTTCTATCCAATTTTGGATAAAGTCAGCTACATAATCAACCAACTTATCACTTTCTTTCACCCAAATACCATTATCTTGATTTAACCAATCAGGTACAATGTTAGGTACTATACCAATAACTGGACAATTTGAAGACATAGATTCGATAGGATATGTTCCAAAAGAACTTTGAGGGTCTATCCATACTGATAAACAAGATTCTTTTAATGTGTTTGAAAATTCTTCTTCAGACAATGCTCTCATATCTCTAAACGATACCCATCTAAATTGAGGAAATTTCAAATAAAATTTCTTAATAAAATTAATTCCATCTCTTTGTTCTCTAGAATGTACCGCAACAATTGGTTTAGAAGGATATTTTGATGGACTAAATTTTTCAGATATAACTGGTTCAATAATATCGTATGACACATTTTTCATTATTGGTGCCACATAATTTTTTAACCACTCACTTGTGATAATACATTTAGGAAACCCTAATGATGACCAAGATTGACCAGGCGATAAAGTTTCTGTAATCCAATCAGCCGATTGACATAATACAATTTTAGCACATGGTAATTTTGTAATTTGAGGCATAACGTACCCAAAAATTTCAGGTATAATAATAAAATCTTCAGGAGAAATTTCAAGTTGTTGACCCTCAACAGATGTGTGTGGAAGTTCCATAAACTCAGGACCTAACCATTCTGACACTCCAATGTAATCATTTTGTTCATGCAAGATAATTGGGTTAAATCCATTATTTTTTAAAGTCATTGCCATTCTGTAAGTGTGGGCAACAGACGCTTTAGCATTACCTTTAGTGTCTTGAACAAAAAAATAAATTCTTGCGGTTTTATTTTTTAAATTTTCAACAGAGGTTTGTAATTTTTGTAAATTTGTTTGTTCCATATTTGTTTATTATTAATATTTTTTTAATACTCCGATGTTAAGTAGAGTATTCCATGCAAGTTTATAAGGTAGACTAACTGCGCTTTTAGGACCAAGGGCCTCATCCGCGTCTTCTCTTTCGGTGATTAATACATCAATCATTGTTTTAATCATTTCATATTTTACAACAGAAATATGTTGTTCAGTTTTACCCGACTCATCAATAGTCGGAGATAAATTTACTTGTGACTCAATCGTAGTGATGTCCAAGTAATAGTGTTCATTAAATAAGGTCAACATATTTTATTTTTTCAATTTTTTTAATTAAATCTTTTATTGTGTCAATTTCACAGTTCGCAATTACATCTTTATTATATGAAGTTTTAAATTTTATACATTTTTCAGGATATAATTTAATTAATTCAGGGTTTGAAGTAATAATTACATCATAATTAGAAAGTTTTTTTTGTAAATTGTTGTTATTATAAAAAATAACAGAATCAATTAAACATCCAAATTTAGATATAAAAAATAAAGATGCGGGTTTAGATTTACCCACGCATTTTGAAAATATTGAAAAATCATATTTATTTTTTGTCGATTCAATTATTTCGTTTAAAGACACGAAAGTATCCATTTCAGTTGATGGTGAGTGACCAAAAATTTGCATTACAAAATCTTCGTAAATAAAATTATAATAATCTTCTTCACTTGGAAATTTAAAATGATTTTCTAAATCCAAAGAGTTAACTGGTAAAATCATTTCATAAATAAATGAATCTTGATGTTCGTTAAGAACTGTATTCCCCGATTCATCTAAAGTGTACGTTTTAATTGGTTCCGAGAATTCGTCAGTTTGAGTTTCTAAATAATTTTTTTCATATAATTGACTAATTTTTAAAATATTATCTCTTAAAACTCCGTCTAAATCAATACCAATTTTAGTTATCATATTTTTTTAAAATTTTAGAAATTATTGGGTTACGGACAATATCTTCGTCTCCAAAAACATGGATTGCAATGTCATTAACATCTTTAAATTTATCTAAAGCGTCAAATAACCCCGAATGTTTCTTATCTTTATATCTATCAGTTTGCTCAATGTCACCTGAAATAAAAAACTTACTATTAAACCCTATACGAGTTAATAATAATTTCATTTGACCTGGAGAAGAATTTTGAGCCTCCTCAAAAATTAATATAGAATTATCTATATTCATTCCTCTCATATATGCCAATGCAAATACTTCAATTACCTCAATTTGTTTTAATTTTTCTCTATTTTCTTTACCAATAATTTTATTTAATAAATAAAAAGATGGAAAAATATAAGGGTCCAATTTTTCTTCTAAATTTCCAGGTAACGAACCTAATTTTTCCTCAGCTTCAACAGCAGGTCTTACTATGATTATTTTTTCATATGGTGTCTTTGGGTCTTGTAATAAATCAACCGCACATTTCATTGCAATAAAACTTTTACCAACACCAGCAGGACCTGAACAAATTGTAATTTGATTGTTAACTAATTTATCATAGTACTCTTCTTGTCCTTGTGACAAAAATTTATTTTTAGTCTTACCTTTAATGATTTGACTAATTTGTTCTTTCTTACTAATCTTTGATTTTACCTCTGTTTGAAAAGTTTGAGGTTCTTTAGTGGGTGTTTTTTTTCTAGTCATATTTTTAATTTTAAATTAATGGTTAACATTACCATCACTGTAATAAACAAACCAATAATTAATCATTTCATCTAACATTGTCTCAAATGTGTAATCGTGAGACCATCCTGTTGATTTAATTAATTTAGATGAGTCTCCTTTTAAATCGTGTAGTTCTTCAGGCCTTAAAAATTTTTCGTCTTGTGCCACATATTCTTTATAGTCTAAACCTAATGATGTGAAAACATAATCACAAAGTTCTCTAACTGAATGTGAGATACCTGTGGCACAAACAAAATCATCAGGTTTGTCTAATTGTAAAATTTCCCACATTGCTTTAACATAATCTTTGGCGTGTCCCCAATCTCGTGTTGCATCAAGATTACCCAATTTTAACTCATTAGATAGTCCTAATTTAATCTTAACAGCTTCTTTACATACTTTATTGGTAACAAAGTTTGTTCCTCTTCTCGGTGATTCATGATTAAATAAAATTCCGTTTGAAATAAACATTCCGTAAGAATTTCTATAATTACGACAAATATTATAACTAAATACTTTGGAACAACCGTATGGTGATACAGGATTTAAAGGAGTAGTTTCTCTTTGAAACCCATCTGAATCTATAGTGTTACCAAACATCTCAGATGATGACGCTTGATATATTTTGGTATTTGGTTTAATTAATTTAACCGCTTCTAATAAATTTAAAGTACCTATACCTGTAACATTAGCGGTGTAAATTGGTTGGTCAAAAGATATTCTTACGTGGGATTGTGCTGCAAGATTGTAAATTTCATCCGGCATTACTTTTTGGATAATACTAATTAATGATGAAAGGTCAGTCATATCGGCGTAATGTAAAATTATTTTATCATATACGTTTTGTAATCTTGATGTTTGATTTTCGGAAACTGAATTACGTTTAAGTGTTCCATGTACCTCATACCCCTTTTCTAATAAAAGTTCAGAAAGATATGACCCATCTTGACCATTAATACCTGTAATTAATGCAATTTTTTTATCCATTTTCATTTATAATTTTACTTATTTTTTGAATTTCATTAATCGTTAAATCTTGATGATTTGGAATGTAAAATCCGTATTTATCAATTAATTCGCAATTTTTTAAATCAATTTTTCCGTAGTTTTCATACCACATTGGTTTATTTGACATGTTACCTGCAATAAGTGGTCTAACTTCAATATTATTTTTAATTAATTCATTAACAATTTTTTCTTTATTTTTGTTAACAATTGGTAACGCAAAATTTGATATAAAATTATTATCATCAATTTTTATATTTAAATCATTCACATTAATTAAATCTAAATAATTTTTAAAATTTTGATTTCTAATTAAACAATATTTGTCTAATTTATCAATAGCTCTAAGACCAATAAACGCTTGTAAATCTGTAGACCGTAGATTGAACCCAGGTACGTAAAAGTTATATAAAGACGTGAAGTCATCTACAGAATATTTTTCACGTAATGATTTTTGTTTTTCTAACGGTAAATCTCTATCCCAACCGTGACTTCTCATCATTAATAATAAATGATAAAAATCTTCATCATTAGTATTAATAAACCCGCCTTCAATTGTACTTAAATGGTGTCCAAAATACATTGAAAAAAATGACGCAAACCCAAAAGAACCTAAATAATCGTTTTTATATTTTGACCCCATACTCTCACACACATCTTCAAATAGTACAACGTCATATTTTTCACATAAACTTATAATTTTTTCCATGTCAGGAACTAAACCTAATGGAGATACTAAAATAAATGATGATGGGGACTCGGTTTTAAAAATATGTTCTAAGTGTTCTAAGTCACAAGACAAATCTTCTAAATTACAATCACACATAATTGGTTCCATACCAAGTAATATTGGAGAACTAACGTCTGTTGCCCAACTTAATGATGGAATTACTATTTTTTTATTTTTAATTTTTTTTGAATATAAAAAAGCGGCTAATGAAAGTAATATTGACGAGGACCCTGAATTAACAAAAACCGAATATTTTGTCCCAATTTTTTTCGCCCATTTTTTTTCTAATTCAATAGTTAAATCACCTTTAGTTAACCTAGGTATCTCATCTTGAGATAACCATTCTACAAGATACTTAATATCTTCTTTATTTATCGTATCACTTACTAATTTTATCATAAACTTGTTTTATACCTTTTTCAAAAGGTAATGGACTAAAATTGGGAAGTAAATTATTTAACTTGTCTATTGACACATCTTTTCGGTATTGTCCATCAGGTTTTGTAGAATCAAAATTAATTTTAATATGTCCTAAGTTTAAAGAGTTTAACGAAATTTCAGCAATTTCTCTGATTGATAAATTTTCTTTATTTGCCACATTAAAACTTTCATATATATTCTTTGTTAAACATTCATTAATAACCCAAGCTAAATCATCGGAATGCATAAATTGTCTTAATGGATTTCCTGAACCAAATAAAGTGATTTCACTTTGTGATAGTTTATTGGCTTGAATAATCTTTTCAAGTAAGGCTGCGACAAAATGACTGTTTTCTCCCATTTTATCATTTTCACCGTATAAATTACAAGGTATTAAATATTGATAATTAGTACCATATTGTTTGTTTAAAGAATCTATTTGGACTGCCAAACATCTTTTTGAATAACCGTAGGAAAAGTTAGTAATTGTTGGGGGACCTAAATGTAAATCAGTTTCATTCATTGGATATTTTTCTACTGAATCAGGATAAATACACGTTGATAAAATTCCAATAAATTGAGTAACCCCAAATTTATATGAATACTCGACCATGTAAGTATTCATCTTAATATTTTCAATAAAATAATCGTATGGTTTTTTTATGTTGTCAATAATGCCCCCAACCTTAGCTGCTAAATGAACTATTTTGGTTGGTTTATGTGTTTCAAACATACGTTTAACATCGTCTTCTTTAGTTAAATCATAATCTTTTGATGAAACGTATATTGAATGAGGTAGTAATTTTAAAAGTGATTTTCCTACCATTCCTGAACCACCAGTTATTAAAATTATTTCCTTATCTTTCATTTAAATAATCTATAATTTTATGCCTATCAATATCCATTAATCCCCTTTTGGTGTCAAATTCCCACTCAGTCTCCTCAAATCGTTTTAAAGTTTCTAATTTGTCCGATGTTAATTCATCATGTAATCTTATGTGATTAATAGATAAATCTATTTGTTTAAATAAACTTAAACCATCTAACATAAAATATAAATAACCGTCATAAAAAACTGATTTAGATACACACCCAATAATGTCTAAAATACTTTTCGATATTATTGGGAAATACCAAGTCTCGTTATGTGGGAATGCCGGATTATGATGTAAACAAATGAATTCACCCGAATACGGTTTAACTAAAGTATCCCATTTATCAGTAATTATTGTCATATCGTCATTGGCACAAAATATAAATTCCCCTGAAGATTTTTCATAAAGTTCATTATAGAATTCATTAAGAGATGCGTACCCATTTTTTCGCCCCGAAACAACTATAGTTATAAAATTAAATTTATCATATGATTTTAAACCATTAATTGTTTCAGTATCATCGTCGTCTACTTTAACTAATATTTCAATATTATTTATATCATCACATTTATCAATTAAAGAATTTAATGTTTGTAATAAAAATTCGATTCTACCCCTACTTGGTAGAATTACACTAATTAATTTTTTATTCATTTTTTATCAAAAAAAATATTGTCGTTTATTGCTTTATCGTCAATAAAAATATCGGCATTTAATTTAATTCCAACTCTTAATTTATGATAGTTAACTCCCCAATCTTTTAATTGGGAAGATGTAATATCCTCCCAATTAATTCCGGTTGTTGAACCTCTTGCAGTGTCTATAAGAATGGTATTTCCATCATTATAAAGTTTATTTACTAAATTAATTCTTTCATGAAATGGTTTTGCGTTTAAATAATCACCGTCTGTATTGGTACAAAGAGTACCATCTAAATCAAAACAATAAATCATTTATTTTAAAATATTATTAACTTTTCTTAGTTTTTTTGCAATTGGTTTTTCAGTTTCGTATACCACTTTAACACCATCTCCCATAATTGACTCAATTTTTCTAATTCCTGAAACTAATTCCTCAGAGTGTTCAATTGACGCCGCTTGGTCTGAACCATACATAGTTCTATCTTTTGTAATATGATACTCAATACATTCAGAGCCTATTGATACTGCCGCAAAACAAGGAATTAATCCACTTGCGTGATTTGAAAAACCTATTTTATAATTTGGGTATTTTTGTTTTAAAGTTTTAATATAGTTAATATTAAGTTCTTCATCTTTAGTTGGATAGGTACTTGTACACGCCAATACGTACTCAACATTTTTTAAAATGGAAAGTGCCATATTAATTTCTTCTTCAGTTGACATCCCTGTTGAAACAATTACAGGTTTTCCTGTCTCATTAATACCATTTAAAAATTCTCTGTCGGTTAATAAGGCGGACGCTATTTTATGGTACTTAACGTTACAATTTTCATTTATCAATTTTAAACTATTTAAATCCCAACATGAGACAATAAAATCCAAACCTAAATTATTAGAAAACGATTCTAAAATTTTGTATTGTTCAATACTAAATTCTAAACCCATTTTTTGTTCACGATTAGTTGTCCCCCAAGGAGATTCTCTATATGCATCTAATTCTTCTTTAGTATATACTGAGTCAATATCTCTTTTTTGAAATTTGACTGCATCACATCCTGATGATTGTGCTTTAATAATTAATTCTTTGGCCAAATCTAAATCACCATTATGATTAATTCCGATTTCTGCAATAATGTACGTTTTTTTCATTTTATTTGTTTTTTTTATTTTTATTATTTTTTGAAAATTTGAGATTCGACTAATTCTAATATTGTATGACCTAAAATCATATGACACTCTTGTATTCTTGCGGTATCATTTGAAGGAATGATAATTGATATATCTGAAATATCTTTAATTTCTCCCCCATCATTACCCAAAAAAGAAATAACGTGACCAAGTTCATTTTCAATAGATTTAATTGCCTTTATTACATTTTTAGATTTACCTGAAGTTGAGAATGATATTAACACATCACCTTCATTAAAAGATGATTTAATCTCTCTTGAAAAGATTTCATCATATGAGTAGTCATTTGCTACTGCAGTTAAATATGAAAAATTAGAACCTAATAAAACAACTTCTAAAGGGTTCCTATCAAAATAGAATCGACCACTTAATTCCGCAGATAAATGTTGTGCATCTGAAAAACTACCACCATTACCACAAAAATAAACTTTGTTACCTCTACCGTAACATTCGATTATTTTATTTGCAACTAACTCAATATTTTTTAACATGTTAACATCGTTTAAAATATTTTGTTTAAGTTCAATAGATTTTTTAATATTTTTAATAATTTTTTCTACCATTTTTTTATTTTTGACAAATTGAAATTATTGTATCTGTTAAATTATTTTTATTTAAAATTTTAAAATACTCTCGGTCAATTGACCCCCCATTAATCTCTTTAAAAATATTTTGACCACCTGGTTTACCGTCCTTTAACCAATATAAATGATTTGATAACCCATATCTTTGTAAACCATTTATTTTTATATTTTTAAATCCTGAGATTTTTAAATATTTTTTTAAACTGTTCTTTGTGTGAAGAATTAAATGTTCACTCCAAAAAGTATATTCTTTAAATGATTCCAAATTATACAATGTAATCAAAGCGTCATTTGCATTTGGTACTTCAATTATCAAATACCCATCAGGATTAAGTATTGTATGTATTTTTTCTAAAATTTCAAGTGGGTTAGGAACATGTTCAAAAACATGAAATAAAGTAATTACGTCAAATTTTATATTATTATTAATAATTTCTTCAATTGATTCAAATATGGTATAATTTAATTTTCTTAAATTATCTGCGATATTTTTTTGTGGCTCTAAACCACTAACATTGGTTGTCACTTGTTTTGCCATATCTAATACTCCACCTAAACCACACCCAAAATCTAAATAAGATTTATTTTCAATAAGATGGGATATTGATTTAAATCTTCTAATATCATCTCCGTATGTCAGTTCTAAAGCTTCATCTCTAGTTTTAGATTCCCAATATGAAAAATTTTCCATTTCTGTATAATGCTCATTTGATACGTGGTCTAAATTTTTAAGAAAAATAACTCCTGATTTTTTACACCTCATTACAGGTATGTTTTTGTTATCCCTTACATATGGATAAAATTCCTCAATCTTATTTTTATCGATTATTTTAAGGTCTATTAATTCTAAATATAAATTATTGTTTACCATACTGTTTTACCTCCATCAATTATTAAATTAGTTCCTGTCATATAAGAACTCGCGTCAGAACACATAAAAACAATTGCCCCTTTGTATTCGTCAATATGGGCCATTCTTCCCATTGGGATAATATTACTTAGTTTATTTACAAAATCAATAGGATGGTCATTATACACACCTGTTGGGCTTAAACAATTGACTCTTATATTGTTTTTTGCGAAATAAGTTGATAAGTATTTTGTCATCCCGACTACCGCCCATTTAGCTGCGGAATATGTTATTGGTTTAACGTTCTGTTCTTCTTCTTTTTTTGACTCATCACGATATATTCTTTGGTCAGGAGCAATTACACCTAAATCTGATGAAATATTTAAAACAACTCCCCCTCCTGTTTTTAACATCTTATTACAAATAACTTGAGAAGTCATAAACGTTCCATTTATAATTGCATCAATCCCTTCTTTAAAGTAAGATTCACTCATAACCTCAAATCTTGTTTCAGGAGTTAAACTATTATCATCTTTTGTTACCTTTGGGTCTTTAGCCGCATTATTAATTAATATGTCAATTCTATCATATTTTTCACTAACAACTTCAATAGTGTCTTTTTTAGTGACATCCATATATTCTATACTGATATTTTCTATACCATATTTTTCTGAAAGATACTGATACTTTTCTTTTAAATTATCCATATTAACATCTGTCAAAATTACTTTTGCTCCATACTCTAAGAGAGCTTCGGCGTGTTTTGGACCCAATAAACCACCAGCACCTGTTATAAGTGCAATTTTACCATCTAAATCAAATAAGTTTCTCATATAATTTTATTAATTTTTTTTAACGTTTCGGATATGTAATTTACTTCGTTACATTCAACTTCTCTCGCGAGTTGTAAAATTACATTTTCATTATAGTTAATTTTTTTTAATATTTCAAATATTACTTTAAAATTTGTATCCCCAAATCCAAACAATTTTGTTTCTCCTTGATAATTTCTATCTTTAATGTGAATATTTTTAATTTTATTACCAAAATACTGTATTAATTCTTGGTGATTAATATTTTCTTTATAAAAAGATGTAAAATTACCAGTGTCGTAGGTAATAAAAAAATTATCCATTCTATTCACAATTTTCATAACAATTTCTTTTTTACATTCAAATTCAAAACAAAAATCTATGTTTGGATATTTTACTGAAATAGGTACAAAATTCTTTAAAAATTTATATCTAATTGATATATCAGTAACTGAACTATCCTCAAGTAAAGGAATGACAACTTTTTTAATTTTTAATTCAGTCATTCTATTTAAAACAGGAATTAAATTTTTATTTAAAAATTTTTTTTTATAAAAATTTGTGTTAACCATAGTGTCGACACATACGGATAAAATATTTTTAGGAAGATTATTATTAGTAAAAAATGGATTGGTTAAATTATCTTTTGGGGTAATTAACCACTCAATACCTGATATACCAATATGTTTAATATGATTAAATTCATTTTCCCAAGTATCTATTGGAAACTCTTGCATTTTATTATCGATAGGTTTACTTAACCTACCCTGTAATATCCCAATTTTCATAATAACTCAACAAATTCAATTATATTATTTTCAGGGTCTTTTGCGAAAAAAACTTTAACGGTTTTTTCATCTGAAATTATTGGATTATTTATCACTGATAAACCATTGTCTATCATTATTTTGTGTAAATTTTCAGAATCTTTTACTGTTAGTGCGAAATGAGTATACCCATTAGAAAACAAATTTTTTTCAATTAACTCACAATTTTTAAAAAATAAAAGTTCAACAATTGTAGAGTTATCTTTACCTAACTTAATAATTCTTGGGGACAATTCTTTAGAATTTAATATATGGTTTAAAAAGTGTCCACTTTCAATTTTATCATACATTATATCTAATCCTAAAATTTTATGATAGAACCAAATCATTCTATCGATATCATTTACTACAATTCCAACGTGTCTAAACATTCTATTAAACTTTCTTTTAATACGTTAATACCTTCAATTAGTGCGTCATCTGAAATAGTAAGTGGGGGACCTATTTTTAATGTCCCTGATTGAGTTCTAATTGATAACAATCCTTTTCTCATTGCAATTTCAATTAGTCTATCAACAAAATCAATATTATTACCGTCAGGTGATTCTATAAAAACTCCAGCTAACAAACCTTGGCAATTTACTTTCTTAACGTATTTTGACATTTGATGTTTCCATTCTAATAACTCAGACTCCATTAATTTGCCCTTCCTCATTGATTCATTAATTAAATCATTTTCAATAAGGAATTTAACAGAGGCCTCAGACGCCGCAACCGCAACTGGATTCCCACCGTGAGTACTATTATAAGACATATCAGTATTAATAATTTTATTGTTTGTTATGACACAAGATAGTGGTAATGACGATGAAATGCCTTTAGCACAAACAATAATATCAGGAATAATTTCAAAATGTTCATATGCAAAAAGTTTACCAGTTCTACCAAATCCTGATTGAATTTCATCTATGATTAATAAAACTTCATTTTTGGTACACCATTCTCTTAGTAATTGTATGTATTCTTTAGACGCAAATTCCGCGGACCATCCTTGATATGGTTCCATTATGACTGCGGAATACTCATTAGGGTTGAGGTCTTTAAAATATTTTTCAAATAATTCTTTAGGAGATAAATTTTCATTTTTTATTGTGATTGAGTCAGGGTATGGTAAATGTGTTACGTAAGTTTTAACAGGTATCCATTCTTGTGATTTGAATTTTCCCCCAACCATTGCGGAACCCATTGTTTTACCGTGATAACCATTATTAAATGAAATAACTTTGTTCTTATGGTTATACTTAATTGACATCTTAATTGCACATTCAACTGATTCAGAGCCAGTTGATAAAAATAAAACCTTATCAAATTTTTCAGGGGTTATTTCAACAAGTAGTTTTGAAAACTCAGACCTTTCTTTTGTTGGGTAGTAGTAGGCGTTCAATAAGTTCCTATTTGTTTTTGAGATAATCGCCTCTTTTACTTTAGGGTTTGAGTGACCAACATTTGTAACAAATATTGAAGATGTAAAATCAATCCATTTATTACCTGAAACATCATAAACCGAATAATCAAGTGCCGAATCCCAAACAATTGGTAATTGGTCATTCATTGAATTAGGTTCGTAATTAATACAATCCTGTATTATTTTGATAGTTTCCGGTGATGGAATTTTAGTTTGAATACATCTATTTTTTGTTTTTATTTTTACACATTCTATTGGGGTTTTTGAAAACTCATACATATTTTTTATTTTTAATTAGATATTCAATATACTCAAAATCTTCTATTGTGTCAATTTCTTGAGTTAAATTTGTTACATAAGAATATATTTTTTTCCCGTATAAGTTATCCCCTTTCATAAAAATTTCTGGTTTTACAATATCAATATAACCATTAGGGACATATGTTTTTGGATACGATTGTCTAGGATTATTTTGGTCCATATTTTCTACTATTGGATACCATAGTCCTCTTTTTTTAATAAAAAATTTATACGCGGATTCAGACATTTCATGTCCTGACCTAAGACTTGTAACCAAATGTTTATTTTTTTCAAATTCAAAAATTGCATCATCTAAAATATGTGGTTTTATAAGAGGGGTTGTGGCTCTTAAATGAACAATTGGGGAATTTATATTGGTAACATTACAAAAATGTTTAAATGCATCAATATCTAAAGAATTATCTTGACATAGTTCTAAAGGTCTATCAATAATTTTTACTCCATATGATAAAGAAATTTTTTTAATATCCTGACAATCTGTTGAGACATAAATTTCATTAATGTTACTTGTTTTTTTGGCGGCTTCAATTACGTAACCAATTAGTGGAACTCCATTTAATTCTTTAATATTTTTTTGAGGGACACCCTTACTTCCGCCCCGAGCTAAAATTAAACAAACCATATTATTTTTCCGCAATTATAATAAATTCAGTACCATCACAATTAAATTCACCTAACTCCCAATCTTGAAAAAAGATAATATTTTTAAAACCAACCGACAACAACAAATTTTTTATTTGTTCTTTATTATAAATTTTTAAAATTACCGACGAATTACTCTTTTTATTTTCATCCCTTGAAATAAATGTTTTATCCCACGTTAAAAAATTATTTGAGTCGTCAAATTTACAATCCCAAAGAGAATATTGCCATGGGTCAGGATAATCAAACTCATCCCAAATTTTACCACCCATTTTAATAGAATCTAAAATTTTTTTACACCCATCGAGTTCAATTATTATCTTACCATTTTTTTTCAAAGTTTCATAAACATCCTTTAATAATTTAATTTCAAAACCTTCGGATATTGGTTCACAAAACTGAAAAGATAAATCTGACATATAACATAAATCAATATTAGAAAAATTATATTTTTTTAAATTTAAAAAATTATCACATATATTTTTAACATTTTCTATGTTTAAATCACGTCTCCAATTTTCCGCAAAATTAAATCTGTCTTCACTTATTTCAAATCCGTACCCAAAATTGAGTAAATTTTTTAAATTCAAATTATATAATAATTTTGAATTACCTGAACCCAATTCTAAAATATTAATTTTTTCTTTAAAAAAAGAATTTATAAATTTTAAATTTTTTTCACAATCGTTTAATTTATTTTGACGATATTTTTCCATTTCGTTTTTATCGTAAAATATTTCATACCCATTATAAGCTGTTAAATTTTTGTGTGACATTTTTTATAAGATATTAGAAGTATTAAAAATTTTCTTTAAATGAGACATATCACTTAGATTTTGAATCTCGACATTTATTTTTTCGGCACTTTGTTTAATTATTTCAAAATCGGTTAATATCTCATCAAGATGAGGATTAAAACTTGAGTAGTTGGTAAAGTCTGGTGAAACATACCCTAATGAGTAGTTTAACTCAACTCCACAAATATATATTTTTTTACACCCAAGTAATATCGCTAAAGCCAACATGTGTACCGCAACTGTACTACCTGTACTATATATTTTTTCGTAATTTGTATAATTTTTTAATAATTCTTGTATTGTTAAAAATTTTGGATTTAAATTATGACATTTATTTGGACAATTAGTACAAGTTTCTCCATTAAAATGTCTTTGGTCATATCTAAAGTAGTTCGTGTCTACATTTTCAACTATCCATTCCCAAGGGGTGGTGTCAACAGAATCGGCATGTACAACAGTAGTATTTGGAAATTTTTTAAAAGTTTCTACCATTGAATGTATAGTTTGGTGGGAATTTGCAAAAACCCAATAATTAGGGACTATTTTTGTCATAATGTTAATTTCATTACAACAAATTTTAATGTAATCATTATTACTTTCTAAAATGTTTAAATAATTCCCCAAAGAAGGTCCTGTACCACAGATTATTGCCGTTTTACCAACTTCTTTATTAATTAATTTTGAAATATCTTGATTAGTCATTGTAGTATAATAATCCATTATTAAATTTTACATTTATTTTTTTCCACTCATTTTCATACACATTATTAAATTCTTTTTCACCTCTTGGGCCAAACCAAATATTAGGGACAAAAACTTTGTTATCTTTATTTTGGTTTAAAAAAGACCCCCACCAAGAAAAAGATGAGTTTGACATTATATTATTTTTACAAAGACTAATCATCCATAGGTCTTCATAATCGTCATTATCTTCAACAAATATAACTTTATCAGATTTAATATTATTTTTTACCCAAGTAAAATCATCTGAAAAAATAAAAAATGTTTCAGTTTCAGGTAAAAGACTCATACAGTGTTTAATATATGAAATATCTATAACTGGTAGTATATCAGATATTGTTAGATAATCACCTCTTCTAATATGAATTGATGTCGTATTATTAGATAATAATTGAGGGTATTTTTTAAATATTTTTTCTTTAAA